CTGTATGTGGATCTAAAGATTGGGCACCATTTGAGTTTCGCTGGATTGAGAATTTAGGAACACAAATGATAAAGGAGGTGCGTATATCAGTTGGAGGGCAAACATTACAAGTATTAACGGGGAAATATTTATTGGCGCTAGTGCAGCGTGATTTTTTGGGTACCAAGAGAGCGCTATATAATGAAATGACGGGAAATGTTGCAGAGTTAAATAACCCAGGAAATGCACAAAGTAGAATAAATATGTATCCGAATGCATATTATGTTACGTTACCTCAAGGATCAGAACCTTCAATTCGAAGTCGTAAATTATATATACCAATAAATGCTTGGTTTACTCTTTCAAGTAAAATGGCGTTTCCTCTAATCGCGCTTCAGTATAATCAGCTAAAGATAGACGTAGTTATGCGACCTATACAAGATTTATACACGATTCGTGATGTTATGGACCCACAAAACGGATGGCCTATTGTTCGTCCAAACTATAGTAACGAATATATGCAGCTGTATAGATTTCTCCAGTCTCCACCCAGTGTAAGTTTAAATTCATCCGATTATCAGAATCCAGCACAATCCGAGTGGAATGCAGATATACATTTGATTAGCACATATGGATTTTTATCAAACGAGGAAGCGAAGACATTTGCAGCATCAGAGCAAAAATATTTAATAAAGTCTGCATATGAATGGAATTTTGAGAATGTTACAGGATCACAACGTGTATGGCTTGAAAATACGCTCGGAATGGTAAGTAGTTGGATGTTCTTTTTTCAGCGAAGTGATATTAACTTACGAAATCAGTGGAGCAACTATACGAATTGGCCATATAATTATTTGCCCGTAAATATACTTCCTGCACCTATTGTGCCGCTTACACAGTATAATGGTTGGTATGGTGGAATAAATGTAACATGTAACGATAATCAAATTGGTCCAGGATATAATACGATAACAGGCAATAATACAGGATTTTTTGTTACACAACCATTTAGTGTAGATAATCAGCGTAATATATTACTAAATATGGCTATTTTGTTGGACGGTAAGTATCGTGAAAATGTGCTAGATGCAGGTGTATATAACTATATAGAAAAATACGTAAGAACTAGCGGAGAAGGCGTTGATGGATTATATTGTTATAATTTTTGTCTAGATACCAACCCGCTTAATTTACAGCCGACCGGAGCGCTTAATACAAGTAAGTTTTCGAATGTTCAATTTGAGTTCACAACTTTTTATCCACCATTGGACCCTAGTGCAAATTTTCTGACAATTTGTGACCCTGCAACGAAAATACCAATTGGTGTAAATAAGCCGACATGGCGTATATATGACTACAACTATAATTTGGTTATTTTAGAAGAAAGATACAACGTCGTTACATTTATGTCTGGTAATGCAGGTCTTATGTATGCGAGATAAAAATATTATAGTATACACTACAATATTTCGATAAAATAATAATCGAAATATTGAGTCAGAAATATAGTGACTATATATAATTACGATACAAGCGAGGTATTAAGTTGTTGCGAAACCTGAACAAATGTAGTACACAGCGGCATGTGTTTAATACAAGACGCATTTATATATGTACAAGTGCTTCGTAGCCCTCCCAAATAATCAAGAACTGTGTGTTCAAGAAGACCGCGGTATGGGACGCGAACAATTCTGCCCTCGGATGCGCGATAATCATTCATACCACCATAGTGTTTAGTCATGGCGTGTGAAGAACTCATTCCATAAAATAGTTTACTTTGTGAACCATCAGGGTTGGTTATAATTTCTCCAGGATTTTCGTCATGGCCGGAAAATGCGCCACCAACCATGACGAAATCGGCACCACCACCGAATGCCTTCGCCATATCACCCGGACAAGTAATACCTCCATCGCCAATAATATGTCCTCCTACACCATGAGCTGCATCGGCGCATTCCATAATAGCAGATAACTGAGGCATACCTACGCCTGTTTTCATACGAGTGAGACAAGCACTTCCTGGTCCAATACCGACCTTAACAACATCAACACCACCATTGAGAATAAGTTCTTCGACGATTTCGCGGGTAACTACATTTCCAGCAACGATAATTTTGTCGGGATACTGTTCGCGAACACGCCTGCAAAACTGGACAAGAGATTGAATATAACCATTCGCTATATCAATACAAATCCAGTTACACTCAATCACAGAAAGGATGCCTTTAAGACGAGTAAAATCTGTTTCCTGGATTCCAGTAGAAACCATAAAAAGGTCGGGATTTAAAATGAGATTGTTAGTGGTCTGATATGATAAGAAATCTGTAATAGTATAGAATTTATGGAGAGCCGTAATAATCTTAAACTTTGACAATGTTTTATAAACATCGAAAGTTCCAACAGTATCCATATTGGATGCAATAATAGGGATACCTTCCCATGATTTTAGGGATTTACAGTTTTTGAATTTGATAGTTCGCATTAAATTGACATTAGAACGACTATTAATAGTAGAACGTTTTGGACGAATAAGAACATTATGAAAATCTAGTTTCAAACCTTCTTCTATTTTTGTCATTATTTGTATATGGTATTTAACAAATTGTTATATAGAACGATATATGATATGTGCTATATTAATAGTAGTTATACTTTTAAATATATTTAATATATTGTTAATATTCGCAATATATTAAAATGTTACAGTATATTTAAAATGTTACAGTATATTTAAAATGTTACAGTATATTTAAAATGTTATAATATATTAATATACTATACATATTTATATCAAAAAATGTCAGCAAAAACAAGATTACAACAATTAATGGGAGGAACATCGAGTATTAAAGAAGCATTTACATTTCCTGGTATGGGTGATATATATAGTAAAGCAACAGGAGATGAGACCGGAGAAGATACTGGTGAAGGTAAAAATACAACGACAAGTACTACTACAAAAGCCGCAACAGCTGCAAAAGCCGCAACAGCTGCAAAAGCCGCACCTGCAGCAGCAGGTAGTAATGTCATTGGTGCTACGCCCGGTACCACAAAACAGGCGTCAAATACGAGTGCACTCATGGATGAAACACAAACTACGACTACAAATAATATACTGGTATTCGTTATACATGTTATATTTGCGATTATTGTTGCCTATATTTGGGGTATTTTAGGGTGTAATGCTTTATTTTTGATGACGCGCTCGAAAAATGAAAAGGAATATATTCTTCCAACTTATCGGTATGCCCCGCCATATTGTATAACAGAAAATAAAAATGCGAGTTTTTTTAGTTATGGGTTTCCGTATAACTTATTGCCCCGCATATGTACTAATAATAACTTAGCTGATGTTATTAATACTGAAAAAGAAAATATATATTTACTAGACGAGGTAGAGGAAGGTGGTGTGGGAAATGGTGTATCACAAGCATTGTTTAACTATTTATTTAACTCTGTATATGGAGGTTTAGGACAAGGTGCGCGGTCACTTTTACAAGCATTTTTGAATTTATTTGATACCACTGATAGTGGAAAAGCCGATAATGAAAATTCGTGGGATAATATGCAGGTTGCCGGAGGAAGAAAATTTTTGATATTTATGCTTTTTCCGTTAATCGTGTTTTATATTATTCCTATTGCAGGTTTTGTTGCTGGAATAATGGGTCTTGTATTTGGTATAATAAGTGATCACCCATTCTGGGGAATGATATTCACATTGTTTTTTGGTATTTTTATAGCATTTGGAAATGGTATATGGATGGCCATACAAACGGCGTATATATTCTTATTATACCCTTGTTTGAATATTAGGAACAAGGGAGACTATGATAAAATATTCAATAATATGAGACCATATATGCTTTTTATATTTTATATAATGATTGCGTTATACGCTTTTCAAGATTTAGGAAATAGCGGTGGCGCTGGTATAATATTTTTCATAATTGTTGCATATTTTACTGGGAATGCTGGGTAATATAATAATAATTTAACAATTTATTAAGAAATTTATTAAGCAATTTATTAAATAAGTAATATAATTTATATTTAGTTTAATAAATATTTAGTTTAATAAATATTTAGTTTAATAAATATTTTAAATATTTATTAAACAATGTTAAATGTATTTATGTATAATATATATATACATTTTATACCGATAATATCTGCAGTAATAATGACAAAGAATAAAAATAGAAGCATTGACATGAAACTTCCATTTGTAAGTGTATGTACACCTACATTTAATAGACGACCATTTGTTGAAATGATGATAAAGTGTTTTGATAGTCAAGATTATCCGAAAAATAAGATGGAGTGGATTATCATTGATGACGGAAGTGACCCCATTGAAGATATAGTCAAGTCGCACCCTAGTGTTAAGTATTTTAAGTACGATGAAAAGATGACGCTTGGAAAGAAGCGAAATATTATGCATAAAAAAGCCTGTGGTGATATCATCGTGTATATGGATGATGACGATTATTATCCTCCTGAACGTGTTTCACATGCAGTTGAGCGACTGATGGGGAATCAGAATGCATTGTGTGCTGGTTCTAGTGAAATGTATATATATTTCAAAGAGAATCAAGATAAATGTAAGATGGTACAATTTGGACCCTACGGACCCAACCACGCAACAGCAGGTACATTTGCATTCAAGAGGAAATTATTAAAAGAGACGCAATATAACGAAGAAGCATGCTTGGCCGAAGAGCATGAATTCTTAAAAAATTATACAGTGCCGTTTGTCCAGCTTGACCCATTGAAAACGATCCTGGTATTTTCACATTCTCATAATACATTCGATAAGAGAACATTGTTGGAAAACATTAGCGGAAATCAGTATATAAAATATAGCACAAGAACAATAGGCGAATTTATAAAGGACAAAGATATAATAAAATTTTTTGTAGAAGATTTGGAAGTGAAGTTAAAAGCATATGAACCGGGGAATATAAATATGAAACCGGATGTATTGAAACAAATGAAAGAGTTAGAATTAAAAAGAAAAGAAATGGAGAAAAAAATGGTGGAAGAGAGGCAAAAGAATCATGATTTTTTAAGTTCAAATACTGCACAGCATTCTAAAAATACAGGGAGTACAATCGTTTTTCGAGAAGATGGTAAACCACCGCGTGAATTAAATCATCATGAAGTTGTTGAAATGTTGACGTCACAACAGAAACAGCTTTCTCAAGTCGGACAACTTAAAGATTTATATGAAAATAGTGCTCGTGAAAATATAAGACTAAAAGAAATCATCGAAATACAGCAGAAAATTTTAGATGAGAAGAATTTATATATTAGTGAATTGGAAACTAAAGTAACTGAAAGCAGCGAAGTAATTGTAGTAAATGTTGAAAACCATTGAAACCATTGAAACCATTGAAACCATTGAAACCATTGAAAACACTAAATATTTTATCATGAAATAATATTTTATAAAACCGCTTAAAGAAACAATTATATTTATAGTATCAACGGACATTATAGTTTACGTTAACGTTAACCTTCAACAGAAGCAATAAGATGGTAAAGAATTTGGATCATACATATGAATTAAATGACCCGAATGATGCCGTGGAGTCATGTGATGGCGATGAAACGCGTTCTAAAAACAGCAAGGATAAGAGACCGAGTCGTAAATCGTTTCCGTCGAATGTACAGGGGCGTTTTATTGTGAATGCGGTTACGGGGATTGCGTATCCTTGGCGCGTGGGGTCGATGTATGAGGATTTGCTATGGAAGGTATGTGATTCGACGGGGCGACGTGGTAAAGTGGAGCCAGATATGTATTTTTACGATTCTCCTAAACAGGCGATTGACCATAGGCGTTATAGGCCGGATGTTTTTTCGGCGGATACCTTGAATTGGTGGAAGGGTCGTGTTGCGAAGATGACCAAGATGCTACGTGAAAGCGAGGAGTAACTGTTGTATATATTAAAATATTAAAACATTAAAACATTAAAACATTATTATATTAAGTTCTTTAAAATATAACATGTATCACCGATATGTTATATTTTGCAAAGTGTTACATCATAGTGTTATATTTTGGTATAATTATTCAACCCATTTGTAAGGTCCATCGCCTCTGACGACTATTTCATTTTTATATGGTTCAGCATTTATGTCACCGCGTTTACCTATAGCTATCCAGTTAAATTTACCATTTTCACCATATACCGTAAATGCACCGTTCTCATCAACTTCAGAAGCATTATATAGTTTAAGTTTCCCATCATATATACCAGTTACGGTAATAGTAAAATCATGTGCCCATCCGAGAATATAGTCAGGCAAGTTTACTGTAACGGATGTATCATTTGTCACTTCGGATTTTCCACGATAGTAAACACCTACTTCAGGACCTTCTAAACAAGCATGTACTAAATATTTTTCTTTATTTTGTGGATGGTCGATAATAAATGTTTTAGAAGCGTCGTATGTCCATGTTCCGCTACGATAACTCACAACGTTACCTGTAGAGCCTCCTGCCGTTGGTGTTATAGTAGGCCCCGTAGGTCCAGTATGTCCAGTCCATCCAGTTGCGCCGGTAACACCTGTATACCCTGTATACCCTGTGTAGCCTGTATAACCTGTATAACCTGTCCATCCAGTGTAACCAGTGTAACCAGTGTAACCAGTGTAACCAGTGTAACCAGTGTAACCAGTGTATCCCGTAGGACCACGAGGGCCAGGAATAAGATCCTTGCAGCAATTTTTAGAATTCAAGTATGAGTTGTATGAACCAAAAAATATTTGTGACATGAATGAATATATATATATATAAATTAATATTATATTATTTATATATAAAATAATATTATACTATTACCATTAAATCATATCATCATCGCTGTCAATTACTTTGTCATCATCGTTTGTAACTTCGAGTGTTTTTTGTGTATATTTATCTAAATATCGATATATTCGATTAATATCTAACTTGGTGATTTCGTAATTTTCAAGCATATTATATATCTCGTCTTCGTTATACTGGGTTTTAATATGCATAAAAAAGGAAAACATATCTTTCTGGTCCATGGACAACTGTTGACAAAGCGTCTTAATAAAAAGTGAATTATTATATTCCGTGCTATATTTTGTCAATACTTTTGTAAATCGCACTTCTACGGGATTAAATTTTGGTTTTTTCGTAAACTGTTCATGGTAAAGCTTATTATTATAAAACGTCTTAATAAGAGAACTCATCTCGTTAAACTGCCAAGCCTGATTCTGAAATGTGATTCGGTCAATATAGTCAGCAAAACATATATTGTCCAATACCGTCTGATAAAAAGGAATAGAAACATCCTTTTTATACTTCGCCAAAACGTCGATTATATTTTCATGCCATAAAAGTGCAACCGTCGTTCTGTCTGTCTCATTCATCAGTACTTTATGCTGTTCAATCGGGTAGTTATTGTTTATTAAATGCTGAGTCAACTTTTTGCTGTCATCGTTATAACTCTTCGGCTGAAATATCGTCTCTATAATATCATTCTGTAGAATATTATTTTCTTTGCCCGCCATTTGATATATTGACACTAGTTTTCGCAAATCGCCCTGAATAAATGATATAATATTATCATTTAATACTTTGTCGAACTTCAAATTCATCGACAATAAAAGAGACGATATTTGCTCATTTGATGGCGTTTTTAACTCGAATGTATGACACACCTTCATGAGTTCCTTTATCTTTTTGTTGATTTGGTAATTACCAATACATATAATCGGATTAAATGAAACCTCTTCTACCTTCTGTTTCTTCGTTTTCTTAGGGCGTATTAATTTTATTAGAGAATTTATTCCGCTTTTGTCGCCGTTATTCATTGCATCAATTTCGTCCATGACTATCACAATTTTCTTGACCTTTTTCTCGAACATTGACATTATATTTTTATCTGACATGTTATGCTTTGTAATCGTGTCAATGATGGATTTATTACGAATATCGCCTGCATCATATTTAATAATATCGTAGTTTTGTTCGCGGAGAAGATTTACAATAAATTCTGTTTTACCTGAGCCGGGATTACCGTATATATATATTCCTCTTTTTAATGTGATGTCGCTTTTATTATCCTGGAAACCATCAAGAATTATTTTTATCTTTTTATATGTTTGGTCTCTTCCAAGAATAGAATTGATATTTAAATTATTCATGCTTATTTTATGTTATATAATATAATAACTATTGTATCTTTCTTTATTAAAATATTATAATTGTTTCTATGTCGATTTATGAATGTATTTTATTTTTATTTTTTTATGTCGGGATTAATTCTATGAATAACTATACGAATAATTATACGAATAACTCTATTACGTATTTTGAACAGTAAACATTTTACCTAGTAACCAGAAAATAGACTTGGGAGCTTCTTCCTTGTAGTTGTTTATTAGTGTGTCATCATTTGTGATTCCATCCCATGTAATTTTATTTTGAATGGCGTACTCGTATTTATTCATTTTTGTAGGAAACTGATAAGTGAAAAAGCCGTATGGACTTGCATAATCGGCATTCTTTTTATCGGGTTTACATCGAATGTGACCATCCTCGCTCTTAGATAGTTTCCAATAGTCAGGGCATTCGCTTACCATAGGAGCCCATATTTGTTTTTTATTATTTGCGCGGATTATGATAATGACAAAAATGGGTATTAGTGCTAAAAAAACTACGACGGCTGTTAGTACCGCTATTTTTCTAAAACTGAGATTTACATTTATATTTGCGTTTGATAAAGATGCATCCATTTTATGTTGTTAGATTTGGGGATTCCTTGTTTATTATAAATATATATAATAAATAAGATTTTAATTCGTTGGTTAAATCGGGGTTAATTATCGTATTAATGTTTTAATGTTTTATTGTGCTTGTAGAGGTTATAGTAATTGGTATTTGCTTTCTTGTTGTGTTTCGATTTATGGTTACTAGATTTTGATTTTGATTTTGATTTACGCTTTTTATTCTTTAATGTTTTCTTGGCGTACTTGGACTTAGGTTTGGTTTTTGCTAATCTTTTATTTTTCTTGGTTTTATTCATGGTATTAGTACTATGGGTAGATTTGTTTTTATTTTTCTTTTTTTTTATGATGTACTTGCTTACAAACTTTTTATATTTTTTACGATACTTTGCGTTATGCTTGGATTTTGGGTTATTTTTTCCGCCAGATACTGGTGCGACTGGTTGTAGATTTTGTGTTTCTTTTTGAGTAAGTACTAATAAGCTTAATGGGTCAATGTGTTGTTTTTCTTTTTCTTCTTCTTCTATTTCATGATAACTTAAATATTTGTCTACTTCTTTATTTATAAATTCTTGTAGTTTTTCCATTTGAAAGTCAACATAATCATCTGTTGTTTGAAAAGTACGACCTGAGTCAATACTATCATCATATAGTTCATCATAAAATTTACTCAGTGCATAGTCTACACAATAACCATACAAATCGATTTGAAAACTTATATTTTCTTCTAGAATACTTAACTGGTCAATACTTGTTAAACCTTCACTAATTCTTGTGTCTTTTATTTTTTTAACTACTTCAGGTACATATTTAAAAAAAATATTTAAATTATTATAATAAAATAAAATGTTAAAATCATTATTTATAAATGCAAAACTTTCATTTACATATTTCTGACTTAAAAGGGCTTCTATAATTGTTTTTATCACCGTATAACTACATAAAGCAATATTATCAAAATTTTGAAAAAGTAATATAAATTTTATAACTGAAAAAACACCTTCTTGTATAATATTGTTATTTTGTATTAAAAAACGAACTAGTTCTTTTACAAAGTCTTCATAAAGTATATTATTATCTACTACAAAGTTTTGAAAAAAATTATCAATTTCTTTAAAATATTCTTTATCATCGCCAGTATCTTCGACTTCACTAGTGTCATCTGATGTATCTTCGACTTTACTAGTGTCATCTGATGTAACCTCGACATCACTAGTATCACCATTAGTGTCCTTAGGTATAAGAGGCGATAGTTGTTTTAAAAACTCACGTAAACTATTATCATCAAATTTTGTTAAATGTAAATTTGATTGCTGTTTATATAATTTATGTTGTTCAAAAAATTGTTGTTGAGTACCAGTTTTTATACACTCAGACATAATAACAAAGGTTACAGCAGTGTTAAACGACATTTTTTTTCCATATTCTAACGGAGTACTAGGGGAATCACTAGAACTTGTTTTACGTTCACGTATAAACTTAATAATTTCTTCAATTCTATTGAGATTTTTTTGATCTTTCGGTTTATTCTCTAATAAAGATAATATATAATCATTTAAACAAACATTAAAGGGATAAGTATAATTTAAATACCAACTATTTGTTTCTGTGTCAAATATAAAAGGAAACACTATCACATATTGTCTCATAAGCTTAATACATTCTTGATATGATTCCCCCGAGCAATTCGTAGTAAAATATGCTATAAATTCTTCTGAACTCATTATATCAAAAATAGCATTCAGATATTTAATAATCGTGGTACATGAACTCCAGTAATTAACAGCCGTACTATTACTGAACATAAAAAAATTACCTCCTTTTTCAAATTTGTCTAACTGGTCTTTGAGTATCTTAAATTGATTTTTTAATACTTTAATTAATAATTCTAAATTTTCATGTGATATTGTAGGATTAATGACGGATTTGATTAATGGTGATAGTTCTTTACTAAACCAAGGATTCTCTACAGCTGCAGATACAGTTTCATCAAATAATGAAAGTTTTGGTTCTGATTCTGGTTGTCCACCTTTTTGGCGGGTTCTAACAACTCCATAATCTACTCTTTGTATGTTTCGCAGTATACTAGATTTCTGATTCCGCAATATCTGTGCCTTTACTGGAATTTTTGGCTTAATATTAGTTGTTTTACCGGGGCTATTTATTTGTCCTTTAACTTTATTTAATATATTTTTTTCTGCTTTTTCTTTTACTACTTTTTTTTTTTGAGCAATAGTATTTATTACACGAGGTAAATTTTCAACAACTAACGGTGCATTAAAATTCATACTATTATAACAGACAATCGTCTGCGAGCCCATACTAAATAATACCGCCACACCTTTTAAAAAAAGTCTTAACCCTGATATAATATCCGACGTAGTAACAAAATTCAACATACCTCTAGTATAATATAAAACGTAAGAATAGTCACCTATTAACTTGCATAGTATATATTGTTCAAGTGTTAAAGGTTGGAAACCTAAAATACCTTGAGCAATTCTCGATAATTCTATTCCTAATGCATTGTTAGCTCGTGTTATATATTCCGCAAGAGTTACTCTAACTGCTTTATCTCCTACATTTGAATAAGCTATTATAAAAGCACAATTTTTTGTATTATTTGGAGGTAAACATGTTATCTGAGTGAGATTTTGTACTATACTAGGAGGAAGAGTAGTACAACTTATCGGGTTGTATCCAACTAGGGGATCAGACGTAGGATTCCAAGGAAAAGTAAGAGTAAAAACAGGGGCAGGAGCAGCAGGAGGCGTATAACTAATATTAGCACTATAATTACCACCAACCAGAGTACTGACCTGGATATTTACTGTACCAGGAAACAATTCGTTCACAACACTATGAACAGTAGGTGGAGATATATTAGCATTTAATGTAATATAATCCTGGGCTGTCATAGGTACAGAAACAGAATCTAAAACTATAGATGGTGTTTTGGCAAATACTATTTGAAACCCTAGTCTTTCTATATGTTGTCTTAAAGTAGTTCCTATCCCAACATTATCTCTTAAAATAGTAGTAACTGTAAGTGGTTGTGGTTGTGGTGGTGGTTGTGGTGGTGGGTATCCTTGAGCTATGGATATATCGGTAAAATATACTTCAGCAGTCATACTAGTAGCCACTGGAACACTACCTTTTATAAATTTTTCTAAAACACTTTGGGTTACAGGGACAACCTTGGTGTAAATAAATTCATATAAATCCAGACGTATTCGAAAAATATTACATACCACTAATTTGAACAGCGGTGATTGAGCAACCTGAGTAGTAGCACCAACACGACTACCATGCGCATCATGTATAATATCAATAATTGATATAATTAAAAATTTAAGTGTGTCCCTATACGTCCCATACAGCTGAGTAAGTTCTGCTCTGATAGCATGGTTATCAATACCTTGAAAAGTAGGAATACTACCATCGTCAGGGTATACTAGTAAAGAACGTAAAATACCTACATCGCGTTCAAGTCTGGCATTTTTTTTATTTGCTTCTTTAATTTTGTATTGTTCTTTTAATTTTTCTTTTAATGTTAGTGGTTTTTTCGCCTGTTCTTTTTTCACCTGTTCTTTTTTCACCATCCTACTATATAAATCTCAATAATAATAAAGTAACAATACTTATATTATTATTATATATTTATTACAAAATCTAAAACTATTTATTACTTTATTATTTACATTTATTTTTAAGTTCAGCATTATTTGTAACCCCATCCCATAGTATTTTCTTACCACAGAAGTTATTAACCCACGTCATCTTATTTTTATAATTAGTGCATTCATTGCTGTCGTTTAATACATTATATTTTGGTGCAAGATTTATTGCTCCAGGAACAGAGCTACATGTTCCCATATTCTTACTACTAGGTTCACAATAATTTTTTCCCTTATTGACTCCATCATCATATTTTTTTAATATCCAATAATCAGGACATGTCGCCTGAATCAATGTAAATTTACTTTTCTGGTCTTGATAAATAAAATATGCTGTAATTGCTAATAAAACAACAAATATAATACCAGCAACAGTTAACGTAACGCTATTAAATGACATAATTTAAATTTATTGTTTTAAGTAAATATATATAATGTAAATATAATTAATTATTTATGCAATTAATTATTTATACAACTAAATATTAAATACTAAATATTAGATATTTTTATATTTAGTTATTATAATATACACAAATCAAATCTTCTAAAATGTTTTCAGGAAATAGAAACGCAAATTCAACATGTATGCCCCGAGACTCTCAAACCATCCAAAACATATCTACTAAAACAGTATCTAATGGTCGTATCGATATTGAAGGTCCTCCTCCCGATGTAAGATTCGCCATGTGGGATAAAATACCCGTAAATCAGATTACTACATTTAGAGATGCCTTAACCGGCAACTGGATGGACAACGATGTAAGTAACGTTTTTTTCAGTAAAGATAATATCCAGATTATCCAGAATTCTCTTCGTGCTGAAGTATACCGCCTATCCAATGGCGAATATACCATCTCTCAACAAGATAACGACGAATTAAAAATTATTATGCGTGCTTTATATCTCGAAAGCGCTGTTAACTTGCCGACTAATATTAGGGAACAAGTCGCGACATTAAATCAGCATGTTGTAAATCACTGTGTTCCTAAACTAATGAACGAGGTTAGCGCATACTTGAAATATAAACGAGATGCTAGTAATATGTACACTGTGATGACATGGCCTGCATACGACAACGTTAAAGGTAAGACTCTCGAAATGAAGCCTTGGTTTTAAATACCAGATAGATAGATAAATAGACAAAGTTTCATGTAAATAAAAATATTATATTATCAAATCTACCTTGACCTACCATAGCGTATAACTTTTTGTTACTATATAGCAACAAGTTTTACTCCTTAACTTTACTTAACTTAACTTAACTTTTACTTTCATTGTTTCATTTCGCTTTAACTTTTTTAGCCTTTCCACTACCACCACCAGCCTTCGCTGCGCTTTCACTTGTAGCCGAATACGGGTACGTTGTCGCTTCAACAAATTTGTTATATTCAACTTCCAATTCTTCTAAATCTTTTATCCACATTTGTTCCACCGTTTTTGAACTCAACTCGCTCAACTCTTTTTCCTTCTTTTCCTTTTCATTTAGCAGTTTCTTGACATTTTCTTCCGATACACTATCCATCGGCAATTTTAGCAAATACTTGTATCCTTGTTGTCCTTGACTCGATGTATCATCTCCTCCATTTTCATCGCTGCCTGCATCCTTTGCATCCTTTGCATCCATCGAATCATATTTACGCTCTTTCAATAACTCAACAAGTTGTTTATTCGTTTTGCGACGAAGGTCAATCTTGTCTTCCAATAATTCGGTAATATATCTCGCACGATTACTCAAGACCATCAACTCCTTTCGAAGTGCCGCAATAAGCGCATCCTTGCGTTTCCCATAAAATTCCAAACGTGTTACGCTATATGAGTCCACGATTTCTTCAGCACTACTGTACTTGATAAGTTTCTCTTTTGCATCAAACAGATTCATATTTGTCGTAGATTGCGTAGTGTATAATCCTAGCACTTTCTCCAACATATTACATTCAAACTCCGTCGCCTTTTCACTATACGTCTTGATAATATTTGCAGCCATCGTAACCGTGATATCCACGTGTGTATCTGTACTCATGTCATTATAATCTTTCACGATTGGTGCACTGCTTGCTGAGCTATCCTTGTCCTTGTCCTTACTTCCTGCTGGTGGCTCAATAAGATTCTCCAAGAAATTCTTATAATCATCCGTCCATGTTCCTATCGGCAGTTCCGTAATACGGATTTTCTTATCATCCAGAATCGTATAACATCCTTTCAATAAATACTTGGTATCACCTACACGCCGAATGGTTCCCTTGAAGTTCTTATAAAACGGTTCGATTGTGGGTACAGGTGCCGATGCCCCCACAAGTTTATGTTTAATATACGCGATAATTTGCGCAGGATTATAGCACATAATATCAGTACTGAAACCTGTTCCAATTCCTTTTGTTCCATTTACCAAGACCATAGGAATAATCGGCACATAATAAATCGGCTCAACGCTTTGTCCATCATCGTCCAAATATGTAAGTGTATTATCATCTTCGGGTCGATAAATAAGTCGTGTTAGCTTATTGAGTTGCGTAAAGATATACCTTTCGCTAGCAGAATCTTTTCCTCCTTTCAAACGACTCCCCATCTGACCATTGGGTTCAAACAGATTGATGTTGTTGCTGCCTACAAAGTTCTGCGCCATTCCGACAATCGCCGCGTTCAAACTCGCTTCACCATGATGGTATCCCGAGTGTTCCGAAACATATCCACTAAACTGCGCGACTTTGATTTCAGTCTTGAGGTTTTTCTTGAATGCCGAAAACAGAATCTTTCGCAAAGAGATTTTCAAACCATCCATCAAATTCGGGATTGAACGGTCGCAATCATATTTCGAAAAGTGTATCATCTCGTCGTTAATGAATTTCTCATATGTCACACTAGGTTGAAGCGTATCCAAATATCTGTCACGAGAATATGTCGCCAGCCACGTCTTGCGATCATCTGCACGTTTCTTATTGAACACCATATCAATCGCATTGTCACACGCTTCGCCGCTATGTGTAAAATCCACGATTTTCTTATGTTCAAAATACTCCTTGAATTCCTTGCCCGTACTTGTTCCCAAACCTTTATAATATTTTGTAGTCCACCCTGATGGTTGTGCGTGTGTCGCTGTCGATACACCCACTGCACCTCCTCCCGTTGATTCGGTCGCCTCTTTCCATGCACGATACTCGCCTTCATTATAGAATACTTTTTCTTGTGTTCCCTTTTTAGCCTTCAAAATCGGTGTATTCATGAAACCAATAAATCCCGGAATCTCTGTAAGTGAAGCCCATTCATTCTGAAACAAATTGATTCCCAGCCCTTTAATATGCGAACCATCCAAATCCTGGTCCGTCATGAATAAGACTTTACCATAACGCAAGCGATACTTCACATCGTCGGGAGTATATTTGCGCCCGACTTCCAGTCCAAGAATTTGCTTGATTTCCGTGATTTCGTGATTTTCTGCGACTTTCTTCACCGCTTCTCCGCGTGTATTCATCATCTTGCCTTTCATCGGATACACACCAATCAAGTTGCGGTCTTCACGACTAAGACCCGAAACAATTCCCGCCTTTGCTGAATCACCTTCGCAAAATATAATCGTGCACTGTGCGGACTTCTCTGTACCTGCAAAGTTTGCATCGATTAGTTTCGGAATACCACGAATCGTTCGAGTCTTTGTCCCATCCGTCTTTTTCGCCGCCTTGTTTTCCTTCACCTCTGTCAGAGCACACGCTGCATCCATTACACCCATCTTGGCCAACTTTTCGACAAAGTCGTCGCTCACTTTACATGTCGACCCAAACGACGCAACCGCTGTTCCCATCTCATCCTTGCTCTGGCTTGAGAAAGACGGGTTGTCAATATCACAGCGCAAGAATATCGCGAGCTGTTCCTTGATTGTCGTCGGCTTCACGTCAACCTTTTTCTTGGTTTTGATATACTCGGTCAACTTGCGAACAATCTGGTTCATAATATACTCGACATGTTTACCGCCTTTTTGTGTGTAGATTCCATTCACAAATGACACATGTTGAAACTCGCCATTCGGTGCAAGAGATACAACATACTCCCACCTTGGGTCGGGTGCCTCATAGATACGTTTCGTCTCGCCCTTTGCACCAATATAGAGGTCGATATATTGTTGGAAATGTTTCACCGGAATAAGAGCACCGTTGTATTTGACCTTGACAGACTTGTCAGTAATAGCGGCGATATCGTAAATACGTTTCTCGAAAAGTGAGCGCATATCTGGTGTCAATCCCTCAATACCGAATCGCGCATAATCGGGGCGAAACGACACCTTCGTATATGGCTTCGTTGTTGTACATTTCGTGATTTTTGGCGGGCAAATCTCGTCAAGATTGTTTTTGAATTCTTGGATATATTTTAGTCCACGAACATGGTCGACAGTTTCGACACGACCCCATGAAGACCAGATGAGAACGAGTTTGAATCCGAAACCATTTTTCCCGCCGACGATTTTCTCTTTCTTGTTTTCATCGTAGTTTGTAGATGTGCGCAGGTGGCCGAAAATCATCTCGGGAATCCATAACTTATGGTCGGGGTGTTGCGCTACATCGATACCGTTTCCGTCATTCGTGATTGAAATAGTTCCATCTTCGCTTATTTCGAATTCGATGCATGTTACAGGTAGAGCATTGGGTTTAGCATCGCGAATTGCTTGCTCTTGGCGAACAAAATGGTCACGACTATTTACTGCACCTTCATCGAAGAGTTTGTAGAGTCCTGGAATATAATGAATAGCACGCTGTACGATGGAAGATGTAGCCGAATCGTAGACAAATGTTTCGGCTTCTGTCATTTCAATGGAGCCGATATATGTATCCGGTTTTTTGAGGATATGCTCTATGTCGGACATTTTCTGATATTTAGCAAGTTCTTGGGTGGGTGCTGGTGTCAGCGTCACCCCTCCACTAACAAGTGCTGCTGTATCGATTTTTGGAATATTAATAGTTTTTTTTGCTTTAGGAACTTTTGGTTTAGACGCTTCGATATGTTCGACAACAGAGGTGGACGTTTGCATTGATTTGATTTCTAACTTGTTATACAAGTTGGTTTGTTTGTTTGTTGTGTTGGAATGGATTTGTTATATAATATATTATGTTTATTTTATATCAATTTTATAAATGTTATAAATGTTATAAATCGTAAAAATAAAAGTGTAAATATATAAGTACGATAATATGTCCGACTTTAACTTTATACAAAAACCGAATCGTTTAAAACATCTTTGTTGTCCTGAGAAACCATTGAAGAAGAATATTTATAATCCGTTGTTGGTATCGAAGTTTCCATGTAGAATAAAGATGTCAATGCAAATAGTGGCGTCCGTTGGGTCAAATAATCATAATCAATGTTTTACGGTAGCGAATCAAACGTTGAATGCGTATGGAAAATGGGCAGGGTGCCCAGGAGGTTCGGGACCAGGGTACTCTTCGACGATGAGGTATCGTCCTAATGAAAATGGTTCGGGTTTAGGTCCAAATGTTGGGCCGATTCAGGGAGGTCCAGCAACAACGAGTAGAAATGGGTGATTGAAATATGGATATATTTAGAGATTTATTTATAGAATTATTATAGAATTATTTACATTATTTATAATAATTATGAAAATGTAATTATGAAAATGTAATTAAATAATATTTTTTTCTCATTCTTTTCTATAAGGTATAAAAATGCATCACAGTTACAAAAGACGCCCTGACGGCAAATATACAATCAACGGTCGCGTATTTGAGAGACTAGTGGGTTCTCGTGCTCAAGTATGGCATGAAACTGCTTATAAGACTAGTGGGGGTTTGACTCGGTTTGACCTGGTTATGAACAAGAACGGTCGCATTGTTTCAGAGAAAAAACACAAATCAGCAAAACGTGAGAAGCGTTTGTTGAAGTATGGGTACACTGCAAGGAAGGGCAAGTTTGGCGCTGTTAAAATCGGCGCTAAAAAGTCCCGTAAGGCTCGTAAGTAGATTGAGGGGGGAGATATACGAGAGACTTAAAAACATGAGGTGTTACAGATGCGTGAGATTAATCGAAAATCGTTTGCATAAATAAAAATAATATATTTCTAATTTTGAATTATATTATTATGAAATATTGGGCGAGCATATTAGGTATGTGATTATTTATTATTATACCTTCTTCGCTTGAATGTTACATTTTTATGGGGGAGTTTTGATTTAGATTTCTTTCTATTTGATTGGGAGCCTGAACGCGATGATGGATTTACTTTTCTATATTTAGGACTGGATTTATGTTTTTTATTTTTATTTTTATTTTTATTTTTATTGTTGCGCTTGTACTTATTCTTACGAGTATGGTTGTTTGTTTTTTTAGGTGAATGAGAATTTCGGGTGCGGATTGTTCCTCCATCCTGACGTCTTTTTTTAGGAGGATTATCAGGAGGAGGAGTTGCAGTGCGACGAGTACCACGAACCGGGAGTGGAACGCCAGCAGCAGCAGCAGTAGCAGCAGCAGTAGCAGCAGTAGCAGCAGCATCAGTAGCAGCAGCAGTAGCAGCAGCAGTAGCAGCAGCAGTAGCAGCAGCATTTCGTTGTCCTGTTGTAGCCTCAGCAGCTTGAATATTTTGAATTAATTCTTGTGGTGATAAACCCTGGACCGTAGCTGCTTGTTGTAGTATTACTGCTGTACAATTATAGTTTCTTTGTATTAACTGTTGTGCAATTCCTATTGCGGTTGGTGTTGTTTGTCTTCCAGGTTGAACCACAACTGCGCGTGTGTCTAGATAGGATGGTAATAATGTTAAATATTTAAATAGTAAAACTAATAGTTTCATATGATTAAATAAATTTTCTCCATCATTTTCTGAGTTAAAAATTTGTGTAAGTAAGTAGTTAATCCAATTATTACGATAAGCCTGTGGATTTTTTTTATAATCAATAAATTTTGATACATCATGTGGTGTAGGTTTATATGGGTTGTTTGTTAATATACCAGGTAGGTTTGAAATTCTTGATAAAATATTAACTATTGACATATCTCCTTCCAAAGCTGAAATAAAATTTGTCAAAATAATATTCATAAATTTATATGACTCATTTAAATACGCTTGTCCTCTTGGTAACTTTGAAAACGCATCGGTTAATCTTGATAAAACATCTCGTTTTAAAACTTCACTATCTTTTCTTATAGCTATTGTATTTTCAATTTTAAATACATAATTTTCGGGATCTGCTCTAAAATTTTTCTCTGCATTTGTATACAGTATAAAAGCTTTTTCAATGGTATACGGGTCATATGCGAGAAATAATACATTATCATAATTATCTAGTCTTTGTGGTACCGCTGCTACTCCCCTATCTTCTCCTAATAATTCAACAGCTGCTGGTGCTGGATTAGCAACAGGTGGAAAAGTAATAGTACATCCAAGTATAGTATTTCCACGCTCTCTAAGTTCAATAGAACTCCTAATATAATTTAAATATGTTCTTGCTATTGATATTATTTTTTTAGGTGCAGATTTTGTTTTTATTCCAAAAATGCATGTTATAAACCAAAACATAAATTGTAACTGTATAGGACTATCAATAGTTATACCATCAAACTCTTCTCTAGATATATCTAAAAAATTGTCTACACAGCATGGTCTAACAGCAAGGAATAAATTATCAAAGAAAGTTGGCATTTGCGTAAATATATCATATAATCCTATTGCATCATGATGAACAGGTGGAGCAGGAGGAGGAGGAGGAGGAGGAGTAAAAACAAATTTTGCATTATCTTCTTCTAACTCTGCCGGTGTAAGTTGTCCTAGTTTTATAATAGGTCTATTTTCTGTAGCATTCCACAAAAAAGATTGATATGCTATAGATATAACAACTATAGAGTTACTTTTATTCTTTGTATCTCTATATGACGAATAAATTTTATTTTGATATAAACAACTAAGAACGTTTATAGGCATTAACCTTAATGCTCCAATTACTCCATGTATACATCCTAAACAATTGTTTATAGTAGTACGAGCGTCTATAGGAATATCCGACAAGTCGGCAGGTGGAGGTGGAGCATCAGCGGGTGGAGGTGGAGCATCAGCGGGTGGAGGTGGAGCATCAGCGGGTGGAGGTGGAGGTGGTGGAGGCTGAGGCTCATGGTTTGAATTTTCTAATAAGTTCATAAAAAATGTTTCGGTTGTTGTCAAAGCTCTACTGTTAGGAGGTGGCGGATTAACACAGTAAAAGTTAAGTATAGCTGCTATTTGAAGACTATTAAACTCAATAAGTGTATTCATAAAATCTACATATTTTTGCATTATTTGAGTAAATTGAACAGGAACAAGTAAATTACTACCACCATACCCATAACTTATCATATCTTTTAAAATATGCAACATAGGGACAATTGAAGCAGAAGCAGCAGCAAGAGCAGAAGCAGCAGCAGCAGCAGCAGCAGCAGCATATAATTCTGAATAATGTAAGTATAAAATTTGAGCACAAATAGATATTCTTTTTAATTCTTTATTTATTTTTTGTGTAACTAATGTTCTATTTGTAAAATTTTCAATTATAAATAATGTATAAAATATATCGAATATTCCCTTCAAAGGTGATGAAAAGCCTTCTATTGTAATCATACAATAGTCACTCAATACTTGAGATAAATTAGTCAGGTCTGGTACTCGTACACCACTAAATAATAATACAGCTTCTACTACATGTTGAACATAGTCTTTCATTGAACCTTTTGGAACTATGTCAAATGGTGATATAGTAGAAGCTATATTATCGAAATTCATATCAAGAGCCGCACTAAGCTGAATAATTCTTTGTGCTATATCAGGAGTTACACCTTGAAAGTTATCATAAAATAATAATGATTCCTTTAAAACCATACGCAATGAACTAAGCGTTGATGGAGGGTTACCAATACAAGAGTTTCCAATATCAACTTCATATGTTTGATATGTTGGATTAACTAAATAATCAATTAATTTTTTTAAGGCTATTTGTAATAACATACATACAGACATACACTCTGTAGAACCTAATGCTCCTGGTTTATGAAAAAAACCAAAATCAGCATCGGCTGCTGCCTTTATAACAATATGGTATAATTCTGTATATAGACTTTGTCGTAGTTGAATCTGTTGTTGTTGAGTCAGTTCATCAGTTAGGTCATCAGGATAAAGTTCACCTACAACTATTTGCATACATACTCTAAAAATAACATCATATTGTATACTAAATTTATTTAAAGCTTTTTGAAATAATGAGTATTGTTTTCCACCACCCATAACAACTCGTGGTTTTTCTTCTTGATCTTGTATTTGATTACATAAATTATTAACATGTTGTATTATACGCATAGCATAAAGAAATACATTTTTATTGTCTTGTCCTGCAACAACAATTAATGCTTGAACCGGTCGGTCAAATAACCATCTGTATACTTTTGTTTCGATTGTATATTGTGGCTGATTAGAACAATATATTAAATTATATAATCCAATAATAAAATATTTTTTTTTAATAATTACTTGGGTATCTATTAAGTATGTTAAAAAAATTTGAATACATAAAAATAAATTATTTAAATTTGCTTGTCCAATTTGGGTAACCGCAAAAATATCCACTTCCGATAAACCACACAAACAGTTAAAGTCTCTACTATTAGCTTTATTATATAAAGAAAAACATAAATTTTCATAACTCTGATTAGTTTGAAGACGGGCAGCATTATCTGGTGGGGGTGGAAAAGTAGCAAAAAAAGCATCATGAACATTAATAATTTGTACAGTAAAAAATATAAAGTCATTTTCATGAATCGAAATTTTAACTTGCCATAGACGACTGGATTCAGATGGTTCAACAATTTTTAATTTTGCATAATTTGTAAAATATTGTTGTAATCTTCTAAAAACAAAATTATTTAAAACTTTACCCATTCCATTTTCTCTTCCTGCTAATAATATGGTTTGTAATAATGGCTCTTTTTGACATACAATATTAAGTGAAAATTTTGGAAATATTTGTTGAACATCTGCTCCTAATTTATCTCTAACTAAACTAATATTATCATATATGCGTGTTCTTCGTGCGGCTTGTGTGGGGACAACTTGTGTAATTTGTGTTTGAATGTTTTGAACTAATTCTAACATTAAACCACAAATAGTGTTAATATTACCTCTAGTAGTAGAAACAAATTGAATTAAATTTGTATATACTGCTGCACCTACGGGTGCACCTACGGGTGCAGCTAATGCTCTTGGACTTCTTCCCGAAATAACAATATCATTATCAATATTTTCTTCTAATGGTCCACCAGCAGCATAAGCACTTTCTTTTGCAGACTGTTCTTCAGTATTCATAATCTCTAAAAAATTATCACCCCTATTTTGGATATATCTTTTATAGTAGCGAGGGTTATCTTGTAACACAGATAATAATGAAACAGCACCCGCATATACTGTGCTTTTAATACTATATTCAGGGTTAAATAATATATCACATATTAATGATAATGATAAGTCAACCGGTTGAGCAGCCATTTTTTAATATTATATTATATGATATATTACAGATAGAATATATTATATAATAAATTTTTATCTTTAAATTAATAACTCCACCAAAGTGTTCCATTTTTTTCCGTTAAACTGTCCCCATAGTTATCAATAAAGAATTTCTCAAAATATCTTTTACTTACCACCATTTTATTATGTTTATATCCCCATTTACAGTAAAAGTCGTATATAGTATGAACTGGAAATGACGATGATGATGATGATGATACTGTGGTCGCCGTTACCACCGCCGCCGCTGTAACCATATTTACATCCTTATTTTTACTCTTACCCTTTCCTAAAGTCCCGCTTGCCGTATTATTACTATTCCCCGCTAAATTCACCCTCTTAAATTCCTCGATTCCGGTGATTATTTCCTGTTTCTTATCCCATAATTTACACCCAATATTCATCAAGTATTTATCTTCTTCGATACAAATATCAGGCAAAAAGTGGCGAATAAATCCTAAAATTGTCTGGTCCGTAATTGTCTGAATATTTTTCTGGTTTCCATGATAAACATTTCCATGATTTAAAAACAGTGTCGACAATTCATCTATTTCTAATTCGATTTCCGTATGATTACATCTAATATTTTCGTTCCAAAATGACATAAATTTTCCAACAAGCGGTAAATGTTTGCTCGTAATATTTAAAAACATCTCTCTATTATCCAGTACTTCTGTATTCACTTCTGTATTTACTTCGGCAATTTCTCCTGAATCTCCTGTGCCTCCTATATCCAGCCCTCCCATATCTCCTATACCGCCTCCACCAATACTTGCAACGACACTTGCGTGGATATGTTCACACGAATACTCAAGTCGTTTCATAAGATGTTTTTTAAGAACATTCGTGAAAAAAACATTAGGGATTTTCTCTTCTTCAATGAAGATTTTCCAAAGGTAAAGCATATTTTTCCAAGTAATATGTACACCTTTGCAAGGCTCTGTTGTCGATGAAATAAAGCGTGAAAGAATACCATCATCGGTTGTATTTTTCAAATAAAAAGCCTGTTCTTTTACAGTGCGGTCTTTGCATGTTTTTTCGATAAATAAGTCAGCACTATTAAACCGTGACGAATAGTGTGCTGCTACGCAAAATAAATCAAGCATGCTTTGTTTTTGAATAATATTTGCAGAGTGTGTGTGTGAATGACCATGACTATGGCCCGGTGTTGTCGGTGTTTTCGGAGTAGATATTCCACTATTTGACATGGATAATGATATACCCATGCCCATACCCATGCCTCCTACAAGACTTGAAAGAGACGAAGAAGATGACGAGTGGCCTAGTCCATTGAATACATTATGTCCAGCGGCATGTTTCAAACCCTCGTTATGCGTATAAAAAGGAAATGAAATAACATTCTCAACAATATCAATCAAACGACAATCTTCGTATTTATGCTCGTAAAATTTAAATTTGAAATGATTCATCATATTTGATGTACCGAAAAGAGCATAACTTTCTTCGCCAAGTTCGCTAATAAATTGTTTCGCCTTGGTGGAAATAAAATACGTATGTGTATTTTTTTTAAGAAGAATATCTCCAATAATGGTGAGAAAATATTTCGCACTGTCTTTATTCTTAAATACGAAAGGAGTTAGCGCATTTAATACGCGCTGAATTGTTTCTGATTCAGGAATAGATGTTAGAAGGTCTCGCTCCTTTATCTTTTTAATAACCTGGTTTTTAATTTTATACTTCCAGGTAGATAATTCGGCATTTTGTTGGTCAGTAATCGTCGTTCTAATCTCGTGTTCGATTTCATCCTCATTTATTATCTTATATGTGTTGTTATGGTAGACAAAAAATAGGTCGATATTTTGATTATAATAATAAGAAGAACTATTGATAAACTCACGAATAAATTCTTCCGATGTTTCTTCGAGGGTTTTTCGACGCTCTTCACGCTGAACCCTAGCATCACATTTTTGCTGTAACAAAGACGGAAGTGTGTTCTTTATATGGGATACTAATGCGGTACGAGCATAATCATCCTCTAGGTATTTACTGTATAATTCTTTTACAATAGTTACCAGTTCTTCGCACTCTGTTATAGGATCGGTTTTTGGTCCAAGTTTAGGGGAACATTTATCTTTATCTTTATCTTTATCGTGTATGATTACTGGTAGTGTAGATGGTTGCATGGTAGTGTATGTGTATGTGTATGTATATGTATATATAATATAATGCAATGTTTAATATATTATATTATATTATTTATCGTTAGCCATTCATTTATAATTTATTTTATTTATCATTCTTTTTATTCCTTCTTGTATTGGAATTCTTTGACTTATAACTTTTTCTGTTTTGTTTTTTAAACATTTTATTAAATTCTTTTAACTCTTTATTATTATCAAATTCTTGTGACAGTTTATGTGAGCCTCCGATTTCGGCAAATAAATCATCATCATATGATACACTATTATTATTTATTGGTTGTGGATTTTTATTATCTAGCGTAAGTGTAGTAGGTGTAGGAGTAGGTGTAGGAGTAGGTCTAGGAGTAGGTCTAGGAACAGGAGTAGGAGTAGACATAGTTGTAGGTTTCGGAGATGATAAAGAGGGAAGTATAGAAGGTGGTGGAAGAGGTGAAGATTTAGTAGGAAGAGTAGCGGTAACAGGAGAAGTAACAGGAGAAAGTGGTTTACTAATGGTTGCATTTGTACTTACGCTATCTTTAGCGCTAGTGCTACCTATAGCACTACCAGTAGAAAAATCATACACTTTTATTGCTGTGCTCATAACAGCATTTGGGTTTTTTATATTCACTTCGGTGCAAACCACCCATGGTTTTCTTAACCTATCTTCCAAATAAGCACGCTGGTATTCCCATTGTGCGTGAAGGTTACAAAAGTCATCCTTTTTGAAATCTGTTCCACATGCATTTCCCCATCGCGCCAAAAACTGCATTTTATTGCATAGGTCACTAGAACATATTTTTCCGTCAACTGAACCTCGTGGTTGATATGGTTTTGGTCTACTTTCTTGAGAAATATATTCGCGTTTATCGAGTTCATAATGAGAGCATATAGTACGTGAACATGGGTTGTTGTCTTTTTCTAAGTATATATCCCAGTGACTAGAAATTATTAACTGTGCTTCAGTAGCGGAGATTCGTTTTTCACCCTGTGTATATTCTTTAATTTTCATATCTAAGGTAACGCGTCGTGCGCCGGAATGTCGGCGTATATCAAAAAAACCATCATTTTTACATTCAAGATTACGAATACGTGGGTCATAACAGGCATTAAACCCGATAAAATATCCATTTGTCTTTTTTTCAACATGAACATATCTAAGACCTAATTCAATTCTCATAATTTCAGGCCGTTGTTTACCATTAGAATCTTTGCTTAACGTATGACCAACATACCATGTGTTTGCATAGTCACCGGAATTATTTTCTCTAAGATTTTTAACATACTCATCTAGTGTTCCGGAATATTGCATTGCTTTACGGCAACGAACACATGACGGAGCGTGTAGCTCAAATGCATTAAATCCACCAATGGTAGTTTCCGTTACCATCATGTTTGCTGATGTAACAAAAAAGTCAGTTGAACTGAATATCGAACCGGGGAAAGTTTGCATAAGTATATTGTAAGACGGTTTTTCAGTTGTACCCGCGACTGATGTATCCATGAATAAAATAATATTATCAAATTGTCCCATAACAAAGTTATCGAATGTAATATGGGCACATATAATTCCTCCTCCTGCTACATATTTATCACCTACAGCCATAAATGCGCTACATCTATCAGCTCCTCCTTCTACACTCGCAGCTGGTTTTTTTCTACTGAATAAACTAAAAAAATTACGTGACTTTCCACTTGACTCTGTTGATGCAGCTACGGGTTGTAAACTTCTAAAATATTCTTTATAAATAGATGAAGATTTGAGAGATTTATTACTACTAAAAATATCCGTTAATTTATAATATACATAGTCTACGGATACAACACAATTTAAGAGAAAAATTATATCAAAATCAATATTTATTAATATTTTTCCTTCTTTCGTGTATTTATCTTTTTCTTCTTGTGATGGGTTATTATAAGCTAGGTTACTATAGTCGAGATGTGAGTCGGCAGGCAAAACTATTTTGTTTCCTTCAACAGCTCCTTCTGTGAAATATTCGTCTTTTCCTTGTTTAGTCTTTAATTTCGATATTTTATCTAATACACCACGCGCAATACCTTTCATTTCTAAATAACATTCATTGTACTGTTCTAAAACGATAGGACCGAATAAGTCTTTTATCATTTTAGTAAAAAATGTAATATCTCTTCCATATTCAGTCCAAAGAAAGAAGGCATATGTTCTTATAAATTTTACAATTCTATCTGCTAGTAAAAATCCTTGTGCAAATCCTCTACTTTCTGCGTCTCCTTTTACAGTAATATATATGAAACCATGTTCATCGAGTCCATCAATTCTTTTTCCATTTTCTATATCAATGGATGAACGTGACGAAAATTTAGGCAATGCATTTGGCGATTCAAGCGGCGATGCAGGTGATGAAGTTTGGAGAGGACTAGCGACAGGAGGTGTAGATAATAATAAATTAGGTGGTGGTAATGTAGGTGTAGGTGTAGATGTAGGTGTAGATGTAGGTGTTATTAAGTTAGAGGCTGTATTCATAAAAATATGTATTAGATGTATATATATATAAATTATTATTCTTAATTACTAATGTTTAATTAATAATGTTTAAATAATATTTTATTTGTATATTTTTAATAATAGTCATAACTATTTAAAGATTTATGTTAAAATAAGATATATATAAACTAAGGATGAGTAATCCAGATAATGTTCTTACAATCAAGACTGTTCAGATTGCGCCATTTAGAACACTAATGACTGCGCTAAAGGATATTTTATTAGAGACAAATATTACATTTAAGAAGGATGGTATTCGTATTATCAATATGGACAAGTCGCATACTATGTTGGCGCATTTGCATCTAGCTGCCGAGAATTTTGAGCTATATGAGTGTGATAAGGAGAAGATTATCATAGGTGTTAACATGTTTCATTTGTTTAAGCTTATTAACTCGATTGACAACGATGATACGTTGACGATATATATTGAGAAGAAAGATTACAATGATGGTATTGTATCTCATCTGGGACTTAAGTTTGAAAATGGAGATATTAAGCAATGTAAGACACAAAAGTTGCGACTAATTGAGCCGGACTCTGAGGAGTTGGAGGAGCCAAATGTTGTATTTTCGTCAGTAATCAATTTGCCTTCGGCTGATTTTCAAAAGATTATTCGCGATTTGTCGTATTTGTCGGAGAAACTGGAGATTAAGTCGGTAGGCAATGAGCTTATTTTCAAATGTTCGGGGCAATTTGCTACAGCAGAAGTACGGCGAGTAGAATCAGATGAAAGCATGAAATTTATTCAGAAACAGTCAACAAGTAAAATTATTCAAGGTGAGTTCTCGCTGAAAAACTTGAGTTATTTTATCAAATGCACGAATCTGTGTAGTCAGATCGAAATGTATTTGGAAAATGACTTGCCACTTGTTATTAAATATTATGTTGCAAGTTTGGGTGAGGTTAAGCTTGCGCTTTCTCCTTTACCTTCTTCGTAAATAAGAAACAAAGGTATTAGGTATTATGTTTTAGGTTTTATGTTTTATGTTACTATTATATCAATGTGTAATGTTATTAGCATTGATATAATATTATTATTTTATTTTATTTTATTTTAATACTCGGGCATATGTTCTTTAAACAAACAACCATGAGATGAGATTCCATGTAGCTCTTTAATTACACTAGAATCCCTAAATTCACAACTCGCCAACCATACTTTGACAATACAAAAATTCTTTTTCGGAGAAATAGTTATACCGTTAATAAGAGGGAGTATTGACTTATTATCAGCCATAGATTCACCTACCAGAACATAAGTAAGTTCTTTCCATGCCTGTGAAACATCTTTGTTGCTTATTTTATACGAAAAACAGCCACCTTTGCGATTGCGCTGGTCTTCCCATGTCGGGGTTATACCTTCGCGCATTATGAATAACATACAGTTTGTAACTAATTTTGCAGGGAGTACGTTTATAATGGAAATGGTCTCTTCAACGGTATTAAAAGAACATATTTTAATGTAGCTTTTAATACTCCAGTCGGTATCGTGTGGAAGATGTGCCCATAATATCCATGTATCAGATAATTTATGTAAATTATTGGATTCGCTGGATTTTTCGTCTAATGTATTCGTGTCGCTATTCATTTTAAATACAATAGGAGAATTATGAGTATCACTATCAACCATTATGATATATTATAAACATATATTTCTATATAGGTTTATAATATACTTTATTTATTTATTAATTAATTGTTTGTTAAATTTATTTATGTAACTTTCACTTTCACTTTTCTATTTTATGTTTTCTTCATTGAGTGTTATAGTTATAGTTAGATTCAACAATTTCGATATCTGCTTCAGTTAAAGCATCACCTGCGTCTTGTGTTGGTTGTACTGTATCTTCCTGTTCAGAGGCTTCGGTAGAAACTGATTCGTTATCAACTTTGTATGTTTCATCGTCTACTACCTTAAACATATTGTTCTTAACAAAAAACTTCTTACCCTGTTCAATATTATACATTTCAATAAAATTATCAATGCATGATAATTTGTAAGTATGTCCTAAACTAACATTATAACGATTGAAAAGGTACATTTTAAGAAACGAATAATCTAGAATTGTATTGTTTACAAGATAATAATTTACAGGACTTGACAAATTAATAACATAGTCCTTTTCTTCTGTCTTAAGATGTATTCCGATAAATCTTCGTTTCGAGACCATATTTTTGATTTCTTCATATTCGTACTGATCTGGTTTCATATCAGACTTGCGGAATGTTTCATATTTCAAACAGTAACCAAATGTTGTATTTAAAGTGTCGTCTTCAAAATAAATATTCCTTAGAACGAAATCATATTCACTAGGGTCTAGAATAAGATTATCATCACCTGAGTCATCGGTATCAGTATCAGATGTGTCTTCGGTGTCAATTTCTTCACTATCATTCCCTTCATCTTCACCTTCATTGCTCGAATGTTCAGCATCAGGATCAACTTTATGAATATCAACATTTTCATGTGTAAGGTCGGCATCTACATGTGTTTCAACTTTGATATCTGAGTCTATATGTGTTTGCGATTGTGACTCTGACCTTTGTAGTGGTTGTGGTTGCGGTTGCAATTGTTGCTCTGACTCATCTTTTTCTGTTTCAGAGTCCGAGCCTGATTCCGAACCCGAATCTTCGTTATCTTCGTTATCCTCGTTAATAAATTTAATAGGACGGTACTTAATAAAATCTGACATTGTCTTAAACTTATGAATAATTCGTCCATTTTTTACAATCTCTACTTCATAAAGTCCGTTATCTATATTCAAAATTTCCATAAGAGGCTTCTTAATATGTTTTCTATATGGCGTATAAATATATTGATTATATACGTCACAACCTGTAATCATGGTTTTTGCAAACCCGTATGCTAGAAACAGCGACATATCAAAAACAAATCCTGGGTTAAAAAATGAGTAACACATTAGCCCTAAAGCAACTGTGCTAAAGTAGTTAAAAAATGTAACATCCATTTGTTCGTTGGTGGGAGGAGATAAGTAAGTACTATTGCGACTTTTCATTTACGTAAATACTATTTGTAACTGTGTATTATAATATTTATATATGTTTAAATCTTTTACATAAATATTATATTTGTGTTTAACAATATTATAAAATAAATATACTAAATTTTAAAATGTTTACTATCTAGTTGCTGGTACTGGTACTGGTGCTGGTGGTACGGATGAAGTTGTTTGTATTGGAGCAGGTGGTACGGATGAAGTTGTTTGTATTGGTGCCGGTACTGGAGCTGGTTGTGTTACTTGTCCAGCTGGTACTGGTGCCGCTCCTGCTCCTGCTGCTCCTGCTCCTGCTCCTCCTACAGCTCCTGCTGCTCCTGCTCCTGCTCCTGCTCCTCCTACAGCTCCTGCTGCTCCTGCTCCTGCTCCTGCTCCTCCTACAGCTCCTGCTGCTCCTGCTGCTCCTGCTGCTCCTGCTCCTCCTACAGCTCCTGCTCCTGCTGCTCCTGCTCCTGCTGCTCCTACTCCTCCTGCTGGTGTTGGTACTAATTTAGGTTGTGACATAGCCAATAACGAAAGAAGATAACTAATTATTGATTTATCTTGTAAATCAGGGGCAGCTGGTGTAGATACATTTGCTATTTTATCTTGTATTTCTTTATCATCATTCCAGTCTGATTTATTTAACTTATATCTCCAATATAATTCCTTACTATCCATAGCTTTTGGGGAAATTTTGCTTCTTAACATGTCTCTATATTTTTCTGACCTCTTAGCGTCATAATAGTTACTATCTTTATTGTTGTCTCTCCATGTTCCTTTATTTGTCCTTACACTTCCTCCACCAATTGAATAGTCACGTGAACTTCTGCCCTGAGGATATAAGTAGTGAATATCTTTATTATTTGCGGCTGTAGGTTCTGATACGGATAATACATTTACTAACCGCATTTGTGGACAACTTCTTCCTGATGGGTCTTCCTTTGTAGTTATACCATCGTCGCAACACCCAAACTGTGTTTCCCAACACTTTTTATCGGATGGTTTCATTTTTGAAGGGTTAATTCCGAAAATAAAGAACAAAATAGTAGTAACATAAGTCATTAAAATAAAAGGAATAAAAACAATAAACCATGAAATTATGGTCATACCGCTATTACATATTGCGTTAAGAACTATCGTGAAAATTATCATGACAATAAACTTAAAAAAGGCCTGTATTGTGTCGCCGCGGTACATATCAATAATTATTTGAATAATCGAAAATGCTAAATATAAAAGTGCTGGTGCGCATACATTTTCTAAAACCATTGTTTATTTTATTTATTGTATATTATATTATATTATAAAAATATAACATAATATATTGGTTTTACAAATAATTAAATTTTTATTATTAATCGGTCAATACTTTAATTACAAATCAAATTTACATTTTGTTCTGTCGTATGTTCCTTTATTTTTTCCCTCGAAAATAGTTGCATTCTTGTCTTTAAATTGTCCCACCTTATCTCCCACTTCCTCATTTATATATGAGTAAATATTTCCATCTTCATCGTCATTCGATACATATATTACTCCGTTAATTTCTACCTCGAATAGTTCCTCTTCTTCTTCCTCAGCTTCCTCCTCAGCTTCCTCTACCTCTTCTTCAGTTTCCGTCTCTACATCATCTTCGATAATATTAGAAACTATTTCACTTTTTGTCGGGAAAGTTGGTAACTTAACTTCTTCCTCTTCCTCTTCCTCTTCCTCTTCCTCTTCCTCTTCCTCTTCCTCTTCCTCTTCCTCTTCCTCTTCCTCTTCCTCCTCCTGTTCAACATCTGCTACTGTATCTTCTTTAACATCATTTACAGCTTCATGTTCCTCATCCTCTTCTTCTTCTTCTTCTTCTTCTTCTTCATGTTCAGTGGTTTCATTTGCAGTTTCAACCTCTACTACTTCCTCAACTTCCTTCTCTTCTTCTTCCTCTTCATCCTCATCTTCCTTCTCTGCTTCTTCCTCTTCTTCCTCTTCTTCCTCTTCTTCCTCCTCTTCTTCTTCCTTATCTTCTTCTTCCTTCTCTTCTTCTTCCTTCTTTTCTTCCTCTTCCTCCTCCTCTTCCTCCTCTTCCTCCTCTTCCTCTTCCTCCTCCTCTTCCTCTTCCTCTTCCTCATCCTCTTCTTCTTCTTCCTCGTTTATATCACTTTTATAGAATTCATTATTTTGCTTTTCTTTTAAAATAATATTCTTAACATTTTGCCCCAACAACATTTTATTTACAATACTAATATCTTCACTTTTGTTACAGTTACAAATACAGTTACATTTTTTTTCTTTAATTTCAAGATTAATAGATGACGACTCATGCTCACTGTTTATTTTTATATATTTATTTAATTCATTTTTAAGGTAAAGAATTTCTTGCTTAAGAAGTAATAGTTCTGAATTTTTAGAAAAATTATCTTCATTATCAGACTCTTCTTCAAGATCAACTTCTTTTTTGCAAACACTTTTACTAATTACACGAGTTAATACCTGGTTATGTCGTACTAAATTTTTTACAACAGTTAAATTAAAAACTTCATTATGGGTATTTTCATATGTTTCAAACTCATAAAAAAATGACTGCAATTTATCATCTAGTCCTGATTTTATACACTGTTCAACATCTTTTAATATAGGAGAAATATCTATTTTATTATGTTTAAAGTTTGTAGTTGTATTTTCTACTTTGACTTCAGGCATTTGAATATTTAGGAAATACGATAGATAGATGGATATATATAAATATTGGTATTCGTTTAATATGATTTAAAAAATATTTAATAAATAAGTATATAGTAAATATATTTAATGGAAAATTCAGGAAAAGAAAATGAGGAAAAAGTACACGAAAATGTAATCGAAAATGATACTGTCACTGATAAAAATATAATTTTAACTGAAAGCGATATTGAACAAAAAAGACAACAAGATTTGATAAAAGAGTATTATATTAATTTACAAAAACAAAAATATGAAAGATTTATTGAAATTACCATGAATCAAACCACATATACACGAGATGAAGCCATTGCTAGTTTGGAAAAACACAAAGGAGATATTACTCTTGTAATCAAAGAGTTTTTGGGTGTTGTAGATAAAAGCGAGGAACGTGAAAAGGAAAAAAATTCAAAGTCTCTTCATCAAAAAAGATATGGTGTTATTAGAGAATATATGGATAATGCTTCCATTAATTTTATGAAAAAACAAGAACAAGCAAAGAGATACAATGAATTTTTAGAAAGGCAGAAAAAAGCAAAGGAGTTACATGAACAACAACAACAACAACAACAACAACAACAACAACAACAAGACTAGTTTCCTTTATAATAAAACTTAAATTATGACTATTATAAATAATCATAATTTTACATCTTTTTAATACTACTCTTAACACTTCAACTACCTCCAGCCGTAATACCAAAAGCATTATTAATAATATTACTCTTTAATGGTTTATTTTTTTTGATATTCACAGAATTTGTTGGTATAATTTTATTGTTAAGAAGAAAGTCATTATTGTCTTCGTACAGTTCAGGCAAAATATGTGTAAGGGGTTTATTTACAACATATATCATCTGGTCACTTTGAAATAACTTTCTATATTCTTGTATCGTGAGATTTCCATAGAACTTATTCAAAAGATAAAAAGGATTCGGTGCAATTTTAATGCTTTTCTCATATTTATATATTTTTCCATAAAGCAAATTCAATAGATGATATCTTTCAAATTTCGTAGAAGTATCGATATTTTCATTCATAAGAAAAGCCGCTGAACACTCTGGTGAACAAAAACAACCATATACATTATATACGTCCTTTGTTAAGGTTTTTGGTATATAGATTGCAGGAGAATCAAATTCACATGTACACCAAAAACACGCAGAACGTTGAGTACCTCCAATACTTTTACAAATATCGCTTTTATGAAAACTGACTTTTAGTTGATTTATTTTTCGCCATATTTCCTTTTCATTTTTACATGCTCCGCTTACACTATCTCCATCATCACCGTCATCATACTCATTGCTATATAAGTTAATATCAGGCGAGTATACACTGTTGAACAAACCGGTTCTCTGGTTTAAAATTTCATTGCTAGAATTTGTAATAGATGCAGCTGTCTGCGTCTTTGTTTCATTATGTTCTGAATCTGTAGATATAACCGCCGGATTATATACTTTAAATAAATGTGACAAACTATCATTGTATGCTGGAATAGGTGCAGTAGCATTAGATGAATTTTTTGATTCTGTATTCGACTGAGCAGTTTTAATAAAAATATCACTACCCTTTAATTGCGACGAATTATTATAGCTTTGGATTTCACTCTGTTCTAATTCATCACAGTTCTTGTTATCATTATTTTTACCATTAATATCATTAAGAGAGCATTTTAAATGTAAAATAATGTTAGGTATTTCATTGTTATTATTATTTTCTTCTAGTTTTTGTGTAATAATTTTTCCTCCTTTGGGTTTTCTACCTCTTTTTTTAACAACTTTTTCTTCAGGTGGGTGTGTTTCAGGGTTGGTCGAATCTATTATTACATTTGTATCATTATTTATCTCACCATTTTTATTATTTTTAGATTTGCATACTCTGCGTTTTCTTACTTTCACACCAGGAACTACTTCTGTTTTTAAATCTGTACTTTCAATACTATTTGTACTATCATTACTACCATTACTACCATTACTACCATTAGTACCATTAGTACTTGTTAGTGCATTTGCAAGGGCCATGTTCTTTTTAGATCTCCTTTTTCTTATTTTTTTTTCAGTAACAGCGGATGCCGTATCATCGCTCGATGGATTCGGCAAAACAACAACATCGGTCTTTATAGTTTTTTTTCTTCCTCTTTTTTTCTTTTCAACAATAACTGCAGGATTTACCAAATTTTGATTACTAATTTCATATAGCATATTTACAGCGTTAGATTGATTATTGGGATCGGGGTTATTGTTAGTGTTAGTGTTAGCATTAGTGTTAGTATCCATATTAAATGATATATACTCTAATTAAAAAGACGAATTTAAATAGTTTTAATATATGTTTTATTTTAACTCTTAGTGTTTGAAAGTCTTTCAAAACATACACGACAAACTGGTTTATAGTTTTCTACACCTATTACTACTTGGTCTGTTTCATCTGTAATTCTATAACTGAAAAGTCCGGATTTACCATTGCGACATTCGCTACAAAGTGACTTAAGTTTATAAACATTGTCGCAGTGCGGTATTAAATCTAGCAAAGAACCGATTTTATTTTTCTTAAAGTCTCCATCTAGTCCGCAAATATAAACACGTTTGTGTAATTCTTCAACAAGATGAATTACGGTATTTATGTCTTTGAAGAATTGCCCCTCGTTAATCAGTATCACTTCTGATTCATTTACTTTTTCTTTGTTTTGTTCAAGAATTTCTAAAATAGATACTCCTTTAACACACGGAATCATTATTTTATCATGAGTAGACATAAATGAAGCATCGCAATACCTGTTATCAGCTTCATAGTTAATAACCATAACAGGAATATTACAATACATGCACTGGTCGTATATTTTTTTTAGCGTGGATGTTTTACCTGAAAACATTGGGCCGAGAATTAATTCTAAATATCCCTCATTGTTTAGTTTTACATTGACATTGTTAGATGAAACAGCAGATGATGAAGCATTCATTTTTGTACTTTGTATATTATGTTCGGGTATAAAAGAATGCGTATGCGATAAATCGGTATTATTCATTTATATATAATATACTGTTTCAATTATATTTATAAAAAAAAACTTATTAAAACTAAAAAATAAACAATTATAAAGCAAATTTTAAAATATGGTAACTGTAGTAAAAACTAAAACTTATAACATAGATAATAATGTTAACAAGTCTCAAAAAGAATGTAAGACAATATATTCATTTTATAAAAAGATAAATACAGATACTGCTACTATTAACCATGAACATGATAATATAATACAACATAAGGAATTGGATACAGGTATAGGTACGCAAAGTTTTTCAGAAGAGGAGAGTGTTGTTGAAAATGTAATAATAAATTCGAATATAAATATTTTACCGGTTAAGACAAATACAAATACAAATACAAATACAAATACAAATACAAATACAAATCAAGATATTTTATTACCTATGCAATCTCAAAATAATAGAGGAACAAATAATAGTGACTTTTTGAAAAATTCTACACCATGGGTAGAGAAATACAGACCGTCATGTTTTGAGGATATTGTATTGGACCCATTAAATAAAACATTATTGAAAAATATAATAGATAATAACTACTTTCCTAATTTATTATTTTATGGTCCGCCGGGTACAGGAAAAACGACGACTATTATCAACTTGGTAAATGTTTATCAAGAAAAGATGAATCTTAAAAACAAGGGATTAATGATTCATTTAAATGCATCAGATGAAAGAGGAATTGATATTATCCGAAACCAAATAAATAGTTTTGTAAACTCGAAATCGTTATTCGGAGATGGTATGAAATTTGTAATTTTAGACGAAGTAGACTACATGACAAAAACCGCACAAATAGCACTCAGATATTTATTAAACAATTATAATAATAATTTCAATGTACGATTTTGTCTTATTTGTAACTACATTAGTCGTATTGATGAATCACTTCAAACTGAGTTTGTAAGAATGCGGTTTAACCAGCTTCCTGAAAATGATATACTGAAATTTTTACAAAAAATAAATCAAAATGAAAATCTTAAAATTAAAGACGATATTTTAACATCTATACAAAAACATTTTATGTCTGATATTAGAAGTATGATAAACTATATGCAGTCTAACCAAGACCTTATACATGAATGTAAAATTATTAAAAATGAGTTATGGGTTCAGTTAACAAAATATTTAAAAAAAACTACAAAAAATACAAAAAATACAAAAAGTATAAAAAGTATAAAAATAGATTCTATATTAAAAAAAATTAACAAAATAAGCAGGGAGTATAATATAGAACCAAAAAATATAATAAAAAATTACCTGAACTATATAATAAGAAACTATCCAATAACAACAGAACTTTTATATAATATTGAAAATATTATGCATGTACAAGATTGTAAAACTGAACACCTTTTAAACTACATTATTTACAAGTTGAAGATATTTTTTACACAAAATAATGCGTAGTTTTGCAATAATTAAATAACTATATTTACTTATTTATTTTCTCTATATTGTTTTAGAAAATATATAATTGAAATAACTTAAAGAAAATAATAGAAATAAATAGAGATATAGAAATTTGTCAGATACGCGACATGTCTGCTGTTGACGATGAATGGGAAAGTTTCTTATCACAAGGAGCAATTATACTATCAAATGAAAAAAATAGTGCTAAAAATAATGTTACCAATTCTTATCAAAAAAATATGGATTCGACTATGACTTCATATACGGCAATTATTGATACAAATGATAAAACTAATGCGGTTTTAAAGTCTCCTACTAGTGTTCATACTGATACTGCTACTGAACCTTTATCTATGCCTATGCCTATGCCTATGCCTATGCCTACGCCTATGCCTTTATCGGGATTGTCGAAACCAAAACATTCGAAAAAAAAAATAAATGTGTCATCTTTGAAAATTGTAGAAAATAATCTTCATTCAAAAAAAAATACTATAAAGGCAAAACACTGTACGGGTTGTATGGGCGGTAGCGACGATGAGCTGAGTGAACTTGGCGAGCTTGAAGAACTAGAAGAACTAGAAGAACTAGAAGATATTGACTTGGATGATTATGATAGTAAAATACCAAATATATTAAATGCGACAGTTAGTGGTGAAGCACAACAACCAGTGTGTAGTAACATATATATATCCACTAAAACGAAAATATCATATTTGAATGAACCTATTGATATCAAAAAGGTATTTTGGAATATTCCGATTTCTGAATATTCTACTCCCAATGAGTGTATTATTAAAAAACAAATTAAGGTTTCTACGACAGACCCGAAAGAACTAGAAGAAATAAGAGAGTTGTTGAAACATGAAAAATATTACCAAGAACAAGAAATAGAACATATTGATAACCCAGAAGGAAGAATCAAATTTAAAGTTCAGCTCAAAGTCAATGTCGGTCTTTGTAAAAAAGATATTCTAAATTATCGGTGCAAATTAAAGCGCGCATTTTTCAATTGTTTCGTCCTTATTATGCGAATTCGCGACCATTCAGGCGAAGGTTTCAAAGAAATGCATATAAAAGTGTTTAATACCGGAAAATTAGAAATTCCTGGAATTCAAACAGACGAATCACTTACTCAAGTTTTAAAACTTCTTATAACTATTTTAAAACCAATTGTTGGTCCACATATTGACTTCGTCCCCGACAAGTGTGAAACCGTTCTTATTAATTCAAACTTCAATTGTGGCTACTTTATTAACCGTGATAGATTGTACAATATCCTTAAATATAAATATCGTATAAATAGCAACTACGATGCATGTTCTTATCCAGGTATTCAAAGTAAGTTTTATTATATACCAGGTCTAGAAAATCAAACAGGACAACATCCATCAGCAAATGAAATTGATAAAGCATACGAAATATCATTTATGATTTTTCGAACAGGAAGCGTCCTTATTGTGGGACGGTGCGATGAAAATGTACTACACTGTATATACGGATTTCTTAAAAAATTACTAGAAGTAGAATATCCTGAAATTGGGAACCAGTTGAATATTATTCAACCTAAAAAACAAAATGTTAAACTACGTCGCAAAGTTATTAATGTTGTTGAAGATATTTAGTTGATTTAAAATATGTACATTTGAAATAAAAAATAATTAAATCTGAATAAGACTTTTTATTTAACTTAGTTTTATTTAACTTAGTTTTAATTAATTAATATATGTTTTTTTATTAATAAGTATTTAAAGATTATTAAATTTGTTAATTATATAATATGAGTTCGGCGAATCAAAATCAGCAATCTGCGGGTCAGTCTCAATCTTCTTCTTCTTCTTCTTCTTCTTCTTCAGGTGGAAAAACCGGCGAGTCTGCTTACCGTCTTCCGTCTAACGTTTGTCTGCAACATAGTTGTAAATTAGCGATTGTTCAGGATAAACCCGTTATGATGGATTACTGGACAGCATCTCTTGATAAGTCCATTATCATTGGTGTTCGCGAGTCAGGTGAAAAGCTTCTTGTAAAGAGTGAGGATGAGTACACAAGCCCTATTGCAAATATTTACAAGGTCGAGACTGAGTACATTATTGTAACAGAGAACTCTATCTATCTTATTTCAAATGAGACTCCTTCAAAGAAGATTAGCTGAAAATTATTTTTATTATTTAGTTTTATTTAGTTTTATTTTATTTTTAAATAATGTTTATATATTTATTTAAAAAAAGAAATTGAACCGTTTTTTGTTATATAATCTAAGATATAACAAAAAGTTAACAACTATGTATTCATATAAAAAAACAAAAGAGAATACCGCTTCACCTGTTCATGAAAAATTTGAAAACTGTGACCAATTTATTAGTTCTATCTCAATCTCAAGCGACTCATCTGACTCTGAATATTCGCCCTCACCGTCGCCCTCATCATTTATAGCGCAAGTGTATCGCCATCGACACATCAGCAACAAGGACCACCGGTTCGCAAGCATTGCGTTGGACGAAGCATCCAAGTCTACACTTCTTATGCAGCATGGATGTATCGCCGTTTTGAATGGTAAAATTGTAGCAAAAGGGTGTAATAATATACGATCTCATTCCAAAGACGGACTGCTACACTTTCGCAAATGTTGTAGCGCTCATGCTGAGATATCTGTACTCCACAAATTATGTATCATGGAGCTGTCTCCCAAAATCGTCCAGAAATTGGTTCTTTATATTGTACGGCGTTCGCGAAGCGGTGAAATGGCCGAATCTGCACCCTGTTTTCACTGTACCCTTCGTATGAAAAAATTAAATATTAAAGCAATCGTTTTCAGCAACAGCGAGGGTGAACTCGAAAAAAGACGCATTAATGAATATGACACCGATAAACTTACATATGGAGCAAAACGTGTTATTGACCCATCATTTTATATTCGATAAAGTATGTGCGTGCGTGGCGCAATTTGAATATTTTTACTTGTTGCTTTTTGCTTGTTGCTTGTTGCTTGTTACTTTTTTAGCGGAGATGCATACCCGATAACTGCGCATGCAATTCTTTTTCCCGCATGTCCTGTTACCAAACTATCAGGTTGCCCTCCTAGCCCGCAGTCATCCTCGTCTGCATGAATAATTAAGCCGCGACCAATAATATTTGACTTTGTTCCACGCAAACTAATAAAATCGTCATAAAAAGTATACTTTGCTTCTCCTTTCGCATTTGTTTTAAGGTTTCCTAGGTCGCCCACATGACGGTCTTTCATGCCCGGACATCCATGTGTTTTATTATAAGGATTAAAATGTGCACACATACTTTCACACGAATCTGTCATGTCTCCGCACTCATGAACATGAAAACCGTGTAATCCTGATGATTTCAAACCGACGATTGATACATCGATGCGTATACGCGACTTGGATGGCTCTTCTGTGAAATGAACAACGCCATTTATTTTTTTGTCGTTGAATACCGCAACTGCACGAACGGGATTGGACATGTCTTTTGTAAGTTTCATATATTGCATTATACTTTTATTAGTATGTTGTTATTATATTATTTTATTATAAATATTATAAATATTTATTAACTTTGGTAATAAATATTCTTAAACAAATAAAAATAATTACAATATAATACATACAATACATACAATACATACAATACTCAATCAACCTCTTCAATATTTGGTCCTGATGTTGGCTTTGACTGGTTTTGATTTTGATTTTGAAAATCAGGCATTCCACCGGGCATTCCGCCTCCAGCACCCGCACCCGCACCCGCATATAGTTTTGAAATAATTGGAGAAACAGTACTTTCCAGTTTCTTCTGCTGTTCCTCATATTCAGATGCCTCAATATCTTTTTGTGCTACTGATTCCATCCATTCGATGGACGCATTGCATGCTTTCTCAATCGCATCACGATCATCCTGAGACAACTTTTCTTTCATCGACTCCTCTGAAGTAGAATTTTTCACCGAATACACATAATTCTCAAACCCATTTCGCGCATCAATCTTCTTTTTATGTTTAGCATCTTCCTCCTTGAATTTCTCCGCTTCAGACACCATGCGTTCAATATCATCCTTCGATAACCTCCCTTTATCATTCGTGATTGTGATCTTATTCGACTTACCTCCCGCTTTATCAACCGCATTTACATTTAGTACACCGTTTGCATCCAAATCAAATGTTACCTCTATTTGCGGCGTTCCTCTCGGAGCAGGAGGAATACCATCGAGTTGAAACTTACCCAGAATATTATTATCCTTTGTCAACTGACGCTCCCCTTCAAATACCTGAATTAATACACCTGGTTGATTATCCGCATATGTCGAAAACGTCTGCCCCTTTTTGCAAGGAATCGTGGAATTTCGCTCAATCAGTTTTGTCATAACACCACCCGCCGTCTCAATACCAAGTGAAAGTGGTGCAACATCCAACAATAAAATATCTTGAGTGACTTTCGACTGACTACCTGTCAAAATCGCCGCTTGAACCGCCGCGCCATACGCAACAGCCTCATCCGGATTAATCGAACGATTCAACTCCTTTCCATTGAAAAACTCCGTTAGCAAACTACAAACTTTCGGAATTCTCGTCGATCCACCAACAAGTACAATCTCGTCAATACTGCTCTTCGACATTTTGGAATCTCTTAGAACACGCTCAACCGGCTCAATCGTAGAACGAAATAAATCCATACACAACTCTTCAAACTTTGCCCTCGTAATCTTGGTCATAAAATCAGTTCCATCAAACAAAGAATCAACCTCGATTGTAGTTTCCGCAGAAGCCGACAAAGTTCGCTTGGCTCGTTCACATGCTGTTCGCAGTCGCCTCAATGCACGATTATTTCCCGTCGGATCCTTCTTTGTCTTGCGTTTGAATTCTTGAACACACCAATTCACCAACCTATTATCAAAATCCTCGCCACCCAAATGTGTATCTCCCGCCGTCGCCTTTACCTCGAAAATACCATCATCAATCGTAAGCAGTGACACATCAAATGTCCCGCCACCCAAATCAAAAATTAAAATATTACTCTCTCCTTTTCCCTTTTTATCAAGACCGTACGCAATCGCTGCTGCCGTTGGCTCATTAATAATTCGCAGCACATTAAGTCCGGCAATTGCACCGGCATCTTTTGTTGCCTGGCGCTGTCCATCATTAAAATATGCCGGAACTGTGATTACAGCGGATGATACAGCCGCACCCAAATAACTCTCCGCGATTTCTTTCATTTTAACCAAAACCATTGCCGAAATTTCCTCCGGGGAAAATGTCTTTTGCTCTCCTTTGAATTCGACTTGAACAAGCGGCTTTCCATCATCTTTTGAAACTACCTTGAAAGACCAATGCTTCATGTCATTCTGAATATGCGTATCATCGATTTTTCTACCAATAAGACGCTTTGCATCAAAAATCGTATTCTCCGGATTCATTGACACCTGGCTTTTTGCGGCATCTCCAATAAGACGCTCGCTATCTGTAAACGCGACATATGATGGCGTTGTTCGATTTCCTTGATCATTCGCAATGATTTCTACACGCTCGTTCTGCCATACACCAACACATGAATATGTTGTTCCCAAATCAATCCCAATCGCCTTTGACATTATACTATGCTGTTGTATATGTGTGTGTATGTATTATGCGATTTATCTCTATATTATTTTAAAAAATATATTATTTTAAAATATATTATTTACAATATTAATGTTTAAAACTAATTACCATATAGGCGTATTTGATGAAGTAATGGTTGAAGAAGTGATGAAAAATGGTGGTGGTATTGGTATATTTGCTACATTCCATCCGCTAATATTTTGGTTGAATACTATTGCATTGTTAAACATATAACCCATATTAGTCACACTCGTTGTATCCCAGTTACCAATAGTTGGGCTTCCACCATTATTGAATACTAATGCATTTTGAAACATACTACTCATATTAGTGACAACTGATGTATTCCAAGAACCAATATTTTGATTGAACGCGAATGCATTTAAAAACATTTCCTTCCCATCCGTCACCCTAGATACATCCCAAGAACTAATATCACTATTGAATGATGATGCGCCAGAAAATAAAGAACTCATATCTGTCATTAAAGTTGTTACTATATTCTTAAAAAGTACTGGAGTAGTTTGTCCTGTTGGTATAAATGTTGATGAACCATTAATAGTTATTCCCTTAGCATAATTTGTAATATTTGTTTTAAAAGAATTATTAACAACAGCAAACCATTCTAATGTTCCTCTCAGGTTTGCTCTTATAAATAATGGAAAGAAACTATAAGTGATTGTAGTTTTAATAGTTACACCATCCGTGTCTAAAAATAATGAATTCCAGGCAGGCATATTTGTAGGATTGTTAGCGAGTGCTGAACCAGTGCTAAAACCCGTAGGTTGGTTAGGCCTGGTTGATAACATATATACATCCCATAAACGAATATTTTGATTGAATACTGAAGCTCCGTTAAACATATTGTTCATATCCGTGACCCTAGATGTATCCCAAGAACTAATATCACTATTGAATGATGATGCACCGGCAAATAAAGAACTCATATCTGTCATAAAAGTTGTTACTATATTCTTAAAAGGTACTGCTGAAGTTTGTCCTGGTGGTGTAAAATAAGATATAACGGCGGGTCCTGCTAATGGGTTAGCATAACTTGTAATAAGTGCTTTTGAAGAATCATTAACAATCGCAAACCATTCTAATGTTCCTCTCAGATTTGCTTTTACAAGTATTGGACTTGAAGGAAGTGACGATAATGTAGATTTAACAGTAACACCATTTGCATCTAATGATAAATACCAATAAGGTATAGTTTCAGGGGTAAGGAGTGTATTGGTACTGAAATCACTAGGTGGTTTTGATATTACTTTATTCACATTCCAAGAACTAATATTTTGGTTGAATACTTTTGCATTTTGAAACATAGTAGTCATAGTAGTGACAAGTGATGTATTCCAGTTACCAATAGTTGAGCTTCCACCATTATTGAATGCTTCTGCATCGTTAAACATAAAACTCATACTAGTAACCCTAGATGTATTCCACGAACCAATATTTTGGTTGAATACTCTTGCACCTCTAAACATACTACTCATAGTAGTCACACTAGATGTATTCCAGTTACCAATAGTTGAGCTTCCATCATTATTGAATGCTAATGCACTTTGAAACATACTACTCATACTAGTAACACTCGTTGTATTCCAGGAACCAATATTTTGGTTAAATACTCTTGCACTGTTAAACATACTAGTCATAGTAGTCACACTAGATGTATTCCAGTTACCAATAGTTGGGCTTCCATTATTGTTGAATGCTTCTGCAATCCGAAACATACCACTCATACTAGTGACAACTGATGTATTCCAAGCAGTAGTGCTAACACTTGGGCTGTAACCAATATTTTGGTTGAATGCTAATGCACTTTGAAACATACTAGTCATATTAGTAACACTCGTTGTATTCCAGTTACCAATAGTTGGGCTTCCATCATTGTTGAATGCATCTGCAGCGATAAACATAGAACTCATATTAGTAACCCTAGATGTATTCCACGAACCAATATTTTGGTTGAATACTCTTGCAGTGCTAAACATATTATTCATATTAGTGACATTCGTTGTAATCCAGTTACCAATAGATGAGCTTCCATTATTGTTGAATGCGTATGCATTGTTAAACATAAAAGACATACTAGTAACCCTAGATGTATTCCACGAACCAATATTTTGGTTGAATACTGATGCACCACTAAACATACTACTCATAGTAGTCACACTAGATGTATTCCAGTTACCAATAGTTGCGCTTCCATTATTGTTGAATGCTAATGCACTTTGAAACATACTTTGCATAATAGTCACACTAGATGTATTCCAAGAACCAATATTTTGATTGAATACAGAAGCACCGTTAAACATACTACTCATAGTAGTCACCTTAGATGTATCCCATGAACTAATATCGCTATTGAATGATGATGCGCCAGAAAATAAAGAACTCATATCTGTCATTAAAGTTGTTACTATATTCTTAAAAAGTACTGGAGTAGTTTGTCCTGTTGGTATAAATGTTGATGAACCACCGGTTATTCCCTTAGCATAATTTGTAATATTTGTTTTTAAAGAATTATTAACAACAGCAAACCATTCGTATCCTGTGTTTCTTGGATTTATGTATATAAAAGTTGGAAAACTTGTAATACTAGGGCCTATATACTTAATAGTACCACTAACTGAGTCTAAAATTATTAGGTTCCAGATAGGTATATTTGCAGAATTGTTAGCGAGCTCTGAAGCATTGCTAAAATTAGTAGGTGGCCTAGTTGATAAACTATATACAGGCCAAGAACTAATATTTTGATTGAATACTGAAGCTCCGTTAAACATATTGTTCATATCCGTCACCCTAGATACATTCCATAAACCAATATTTGAGCTTCCATTATTGTTGAATGCTGAAGCTCCGTTAAACATATTGTTCATATCCGTGACACTAGATACATCCCAAGAACTAATATCGCTATTGAATGATGATGCACCGGCAAATAAAGAACTCATATCTGTCATAAAAGTTGTTACTATATTCTTAAAAGGCACTGAAGATTGTCCAGGTCCAGGTGGTGTAAATGTTGTTACAGCTGAAGCATGTCCATTTGAAGATGTATTTGCATAGTCAGAAATTGACTGTTTTGAAGACTGATTCACAATCGCAAACCATTCTGATGTTCCTCTCAGATTTGCTTTTACAAATAATGGTATTGGACTTGAAGGAAGTGATTTCAATGTAGATTTAATAGTAATACCGTTAGCGTCTAATGATAAATACCAATAAGGTATAGTTTCAGGTGTAAGGAGTTTATTGTTACTGAAATCATTAGGTGGTTTTATTGTTACCTTATTCACATTCCAAGAACTAATATTTTGATTGAATACTGTTGCATAACCAAACATAAAATCCATATTAGTAACACTCGATGTAATCCAGTTACCAATAGTCGGGTTTCCATTATTGTTGAATGCTGATGCACTCCAAAACATAGCAAACATATTAGTAACTATTGATGTATTCCATGAACCAATATTTTGGTTGAACGCTAATGCATATTGAAACATATAACCCATATCAGTGACTTTTGATGTATCCCAGTTACCAATAGTTGGGCTTCCATTATTATTGAATGCTAGTGCATAGTTAAACATACAAAACATATTAGTAACCTTAGATGTATTCCAAGCAGTAGTGCTAACACTTGAGTTGTAACCAATATTTTGGTTGAATACTGATGCACTGTTAAACATAGCAAACATAGTAGTGACAGCTGATGTATTCCATGAACCAATATTTTGATTGAATACGGTTGCATAGTTAAACATATTACTCATATCAGTGACTTTTGATGTATCCCAGTTACCAATAGTTAGGCTTCCACCATTGTTGAATGCCCCTGCACCGTAAAACATACCAAACATAGTAATGACAGCTGATGTATTCCAAGCAGTAGTGCTAACACTTGAGTTGTAACCAATATTTTGGTTGAATGCTACTGCATAGTTAAACATATTACTCATATCAGTGACTTTTGATGTATCCCAGTTACCAATAGTTGGGCTTCCACCATTATTGAATGCTGATGAACCGCCAAACATAAAATTCATACTAGTCACACTAGATGTATCCCATGAACCAATATCTTTATTGAACACTGCAGCATTGAAAAACATACTATTCATAGTAATCACCCTAGATGTATCCCAAGAACTAATATCACTATTGAATGCTGATGCGCCATAAAATAAAGAACTCATATCTGTCATTAAAGTTGTTACAATATTATTAAAAAGTACTGGAGTAGTTTGTCCTGTTGGTATAAATGTTGATGAACCACCGGTAGTTATTCCATTAGCATAATTTGTAATATTTGTTTTTAAAGAATTATTAACAACAGCAAACCATTCGTATCCTGTGTTTCTTGGATTTATGTATATAAAAGTTGGAAAACTTGTAATACTAGGGCCTGTATACTTAATAGTACCACTAACCGGGTCTAAAGTTATTAGGTTCCAGATAGGCATATTTGCAGAATTGTTAGCGAGCTCTGAATCAGTGCTAAAATTAGTAGGTGGCCTAGTTGATAAACTATATACAGGCCAATAACTAATATTTTGATTGAATGCTGAAGCTCCGTTAAACATATTGTTCATATCCGTGACCCTAGATACATCCCAAGAACTAATATCACTATTGAATGATGATGCACCAGCAAATAAAGAACTCATATCTGTCATAAAAGTTGTTACTATATTCTTAAAAGGCACTGCCGATGACTCTCCTGTTGGTGTAAATGTTGTTACAGCTGATGCATAACCTGGTGAAGATGGATTTGCATAGTCAGAAATTGACTGTTTTGAAGACTGATTCACAATCGCAAACCATTCTGATGTTCCTCTCAGATTTGCTTTTACAAATAATGGTATTGGACTTGAAGGAAGTGATGATAGTGTAGATTTAATAGTAATACCGTTAGCGTCTAATGATAAATACCAATAAGGAGTATTTTCAGGAGTAAGGCTTGATAAATCGCTAAAAACAATAGGTGGTTTTATTGTTACCTTATTCACATTCCAAGAACTAATATTTTGGTTGAATGCTGATGCACCAGAAAACAGATAATTCATATTAGTAACACTGGATGTATCCCAGTTACCAATAGTTGAGCTTCCACCATTGTTGAATGCTTTTGCATTTTGAAACATATTAGCCATATTATTTACCTTAGATGTATTCCATGAACCACTAGTTTGATTGTAACCAATATTTTGGTTGAATACTGATGCACCAGAAAACATATAAGTCGTATTAGTAACACTGGATGTATCCCAGTTACCAATAGTTGTGTTTCCACCATTGTTGAATGCTTTTGCATTTTGAAACATATTAGCCATATCAGTAACCTTAGATGTATTCCATGAACCAATATTTTGGTTGAATGCTGATGCACCGTTAAACATAGCTTGCGTAGTAGTCAGACTAGATGTATCCCAGTTACCAATAGTTGGGCTTCCATTATTGTTGAACATAGTAGCACCCATAAACATAGCATTCATATAAATCACCTTAGATGTATCCCATGAACCAATATTTTGGTTGAACCCTGAAAAATAAAAAGTACCACCCATATCCGTTACCTTTGATGTATTCCATAAACTAATATTTTGGTTAAATAATGTTGCGCGACTAAATAGAGACCACATATTGATTACGCTTGATGTATCCCAGTTACCAATAGTTGGGCTTCCATTATTGTTGAATATTGATGCTCTTTGAAACATACTTCGCATATTAGTAACCTTAGATGTATTCCATGAACCAATATTTTGGTTGAATGCTCTAGCGCCACTAAACATAGATTCCATATTAGTAACACTCGATGTATCCCATGAATCAATGGGTTGAATTACTGATACTACATTTAAAAATAAAAAACTCATATCTGTCATAAGAGTTGTTACTATATTTTTAAAAGGTACTGCTGAAGATTGTCCTGGTGGTGTAAATGTTGTTACAGCTGATGCATAACCACTTAAAGATGGATTTACATAGTTAGAAATTGTTTGTTTTGAAGACTGATCCACAATCGCAAACCATTCTTGTGTTCCTCTTGGGGAAGCTTCTATAAAATATGGAGAAGTTGGAATACTAGCTCTTGTATACTTTAAAGTTACATTATTAGGAGCTAATACAACAGGAACAACAGGAGTATTAGAATAAGGTGTTCCTACGGTTGTAATTATGCTTAATCCATCTTTATATTCAACTGTTAAGGAATTTTCTACAGTGGTACCTGACTCAAAAGCTGAAGTCATATCATTATTACCAATTTTAAAAGAATTATTTCCTAAAATTAAATCATCAGCAATAAGTGACTCTACTCCGTATGTAGTACTTCCAGAAAAAGCAGTTACAGCTACTGCGGTGATAGAATTAAAAGGCATTCTATATATTAGTTGAATAATATTTATTAAATAATATTTACTAAATAATATTTATTAAATAATATTTAAATAATATTTATTAAATAATAAATAAAAAAATAAATAAAAAAATAAATAAAAAAATAAAAATAAATATAATAAACTTACCTTATATTTTTACTACTCGGTATTTTTTACTTTAGATATTTGTTTTCCTACTTACTTGCAATATCCATTGCGATATTCAGGAAATCCGATTTTGGCGAGTAATTGGATATGGCGCATCGTGTGAGCCATGCTTCCACCTGAGTGCCCAACTTGCATATTGTATTGAACGCGTTCGACAACAATGTCTCCACGACTAAACATGAATCCTTCTCCTCGGGGTGGTTCGTAGGTTGAAAGGTAATTCCATACATCGATTTCTCGTTTGATAATTTCGGCATCTTCTTGTGCTAGAACAACTGCGTTCATTGCATCGCGAAGCATATCGGCTGCCCATTTATCATCCAAAAACGACAGATCAAGAGCTGCGACTTCTTGGAGCGAGCGGGGGTATTTGGATTCTTCTATTTCCAGCGTCATGATAGTATCCGTGAGTTCAGCATCAATATCTTCGGCGGCAATGATGGCGCCAGCAATGAGAGTTCCGATGGACATTTTGATTCGACTGTGTGGTTCTGGTACTTTCTGAGTTTTCTGTATTTGATTTATTGGCTTTTATTCACTTCAATTTTGTATCGTTGTTTATTGGTAATTGAAATGAATATATTAAATACACCTAAAGCGTTTATTATATTGTTATGTATCGCGCAACAATGCAAGTAACCGAAGATTATAAAATAAATAGTAAAAAATATAAAACTATAGGTGAATTATTAAAGGCGCCACCTAGAAGTATTAAATGTTTGTGCTCTAAGTTAGAAGATAAAGCAGCAAAAGAGTATATAGTAAAATTATTACTACCTGAAATTAAAATGAGCGGTAACTTAACAAATCGTATTAAAAGTTTAAATTCGTCTTGTATATCTGAATATATTTTATCCAATGTTTTTAATATTACATCATATAAACCATTTCAAATCACTAATATTATTGACAAAAATATTGCTAATGATATTATCACACCTATATATGATATTAATCCTTCAATGTGTGGAACATTTTTTGATTATATTGTTCGTAGAATAATCGCGGAAATTAAACAAGAACAATTCGAGGATGAACGCATGAAAAATATAATAAGACATTATAACAACAATGATGATAATAACAATGAGTATATTTTTAAAGAAATAAATTTTTTACAATATGACTTATCTAAAAAAATGTGGTGGTTTCGCACTAATGATATTACATATGGAGCCATATATACATATAAGGAACCAATAAGAGATAAGTCAAAAATATGCGGAACTATAATGTTTGGTGACGTACTTCAATGTATTTTAAAAAAAGATAATTACATGAAAATTATACATAATGCTGAAATTTGTTATATATTTAATCTAGAATATATGGAAGAATTAGATTATTATCCAGCACATAATTGTAAATATAAAAGTACGGGTGATCATTATAATTGTAACTATCCTGTATGTAGAGTCGAATCATATAAAAAAATAAAAGATACTATAAATTATAAAACTAAAGATATTATTCCGGAAATTTTTATTAGTTCAATTTGTCATAGCGAATCATTTCTGCAATGTACAACATCACGTATAAATATGAAAACTTTTGGTAAAATGTACTCAATTATTTCAAGTGAAATATTTTTAGAAAATCTTACACAACACATAATAAATCCATTAATGCAATATTTTACAAATTATATTTACAATAAACCGGTATTATTAAATCCTATGTTAGGTGGTAAATATGAATATTCTATTCCCGCCGATTGCGATATTGTAATAGGTGACGTATTAATAGATATTAAATGCACAAGCGGCGATAATAGTTCTTATGAAATTATGCAGTTACTAGGATATTCAGCTTTATTACAAAATAACCCGACTTATAATAAAAAAATAAACCAAATTTCGATATTAAATTTATTAGAAGGTAGTATTCTATTTTATGACACTTCTCATATTAGCAATGAACAATATTTATCATTTTTGAAAATCCTTACACAAAAGTAGTGCATATTACTAAAAATTTGTTAAGATGAGAGGATACGTTCTATTTTTTTCTTATTATTTTCTAGTTCTGTGTGTTCTTTTAACATGTCTATGTTTTTGCATTCGCTTGGTTCCTCTATGCCGCATACTTCCACCACTTTTAGGACTACCATCATCATTACTTTTGGGTGGAGACCTTGACCTGGACCTCGACCTTGACCCGGGACTAGGATTACGACTACGTGTGTGTCTACGTTTAGAACTATATGTGGGACTACGTCTCGGGCTTGGACTACGCGGGGTACGTGGGCTACTATGTCCACGCAACATTGAATCAAACATAGCATCATACTCTTCCATCGATCTTATACCCGATATACTAAATGGAATTATCGCCGCTGTATTAAGATCTCTATCTATTCCAGCATTCATTACGATTTGACATGTGTCACATCCACAACTGCGTGGTTCTGTATTTGGATTTGCGTGTTTTTTTGTAAAAATATTCGATTTGGGGCGAAGCGCTTCAAAATAAGAAGAAAAATAAGAAGATTCCATTCGTTTACCTATCATAAGCCGCGCTGCCTTGTCGCGTTTAACTTCGACTACACTAAGTCCAGTGTTACTCATTTGACTTAATGATGCATGCGATAAACTTAACTCACTAGCAACAGTTCTCAATGCATCGCGATATCTCAACTCTACTTGGTAAATAACTTTATCCGCAAAAGTGTCAGGTAACCTAAATTGAGTACCCCCTAAAAACATTCGCAAATTTCGTTTCAAATTCTCACTGTTTACGACGGCCACACGTGGGACGGCACTTTTCGCTGCACTTGAATCGCGGAATTTTACACAAAGATGGCGTAATCTATGCGACACAACGTCTTCAAAATAACAGCGCTCAAATGCGTCGACAAGTAGTATAATATATCGTTTCTGTTCCCATGTGTTAAGTGCTCGCGGTCCTTCGGAATAAGGACACGATACATCCACACATTGAACTTTTCGTGGGAAAATGCATCTAAAATTGGCGAGTAGTCTTTCAAAAGGTTTTTCAGGTCTAGATTCTCTAAATGGAGCACACGCCATATTTACTTTAAAGGAACTTGAACTAGCAGGAAATTCTAGTGATTCTAAACTTGGCGGTGCGTGGGTTTGTTCTAAAAAACTGCACAACTCTAGTGCGCGTTCTAAACTCAAACTCACTGGTTTCGCTGGATTGAACTTACCTATAACCACCGTATCTGTAAGCCGAAGTCTTCTTAATTTCGGGACAACCGATAAATTAACATTTTCTACTTCGAGTTCTGTAAAACTTGTTAACACGTCTTTTCGTTTTAAACTGGGTTCTTCTGTTGCTGATATGGCGTCATTCATTTTAAAGTCCATTAATACATCGCTCAGTCTAGGAACATTTGATAAGAATTCTGAATATTCATGATGCTTGAATACATTTCTATTTGTTCGCAATACGCGTACTGTAGGAGGCAATAAAAAAAGCGGAAGTAAAGCACCTCTACTGTCGGCGTGTTCGACTACGGTTAATAGTTTAAGATTGGGAAATCGTGTCTTAAAATCGAAACGACATGTATCCTTAAACTCTGGTCTAAGTGTGTGGTATCTTACTGGCTTCCCGTTGTAAACTCCTAGGTCACGTATTTCGAAATATTCAAATAATCGTCGTCCTATTTCGTGTTCTGCATCGACGGAGAATTCGAGAGTCAAATTCACTACTTCTGGGAATGTGGCTGATGGTGGATTGAATCTTGGACGGTGAATAGCAGGTAAACGGTCGCCCATTGTGGACGATTGTGTTGCTCTGTATGATTGAATCGAATCTCTTGCTTTTTTGTCATTGCTAACTATATCCACCCATGCAGGTAATTCTTCGGGTTCAGGTTCGGGTATAACCAGCATTTCCATAAGTGTCGCTAATTCGCAAATACTTTCTGGATTCCGTCCACTGACTTTATATAGCGCGGGTCTCGTTATGAATTCGGCAATAGGGGAATGGAGCCTTCTTTCTAACTCGGATTCCTTTTCTGATGTATGAGAACGACATACGGGTTGCCTAAATTCCCAGTCATTTGAAGAACCGCAACCGATACAAGTTTTTTCTTTGGATTTTGGATATTTTGGAGGTTCGTCAGGGGGTTGACCGCTCATTCGGCGCTTACTTATATATTATGTGGGTATAATATATTTTGTGGGTTGGGATGTTTATAGAATGAATATTAATTAAAATTTTCGTATTCGTTATTCATACATAAGTATATATTTTGTATTACTTTTTCGTTTATAGTTTATTCACTAATTTCTTCTGATGTTAACTTTCTCCAATTTTTGTTACCTTTACGAATATATCTATCGATTGTGTTTCTTGTTAAATTTAATTCTTTTTCTATTTTTGTTTGCCCAGACCAAATTTTTTTTATAGTTCCGTCATTATTTAATTCTGCAATAGGCATTGTCAGTTTAAGTTCTCCATCAATATTTATATTTTCACGAAGTATATTGCAAAATTCTGATTTTAAATTTTTATTAACTGGTATGTTTAGTAACTTCTTAATATATTCTGGTGTTTTTTTCTCGTAGTTAACCAATGGATTAATACTTTCATTGTATGTCATATATTTAAATTTATACCCTTTACAAAATCTGTTATTTTTATTTATAGATGCATTTATATACGCGTTATCATCTATACCTAATTGTTCTGACGCAATTGTTGTGCTATCATATATTTGAATCAATGAACCGTCCAAGTCAAACTTTATAATAGGTCTTGTTAAATTAATAATATATTTTCTTATATGATTATAATCTATTGTATCTTCTTCTGTCAATTCGGGGAAAATTTCTTTAATTTTTTCATTAAAATGTGGACCAATATAATCATTTTTAAAGCACCATCCATATCCACTACTGACATTATTATAATTTTTATTTCTATACTCCCTACAAGTATTTTTAATATTTTGATTTTTAAAATTTTCTACCGCAATTTCAATATTTGGGTATTCATTTATTATATCTCCGTTTAACTCTAGTTGTAACACAGGCTGTGAATAATGATATAAAGTATTTGGTTCATTATGTTTATTCTTATCATATGGTTCAGATATTTTTTTATGTATAATTAAATTATTTTCAAGAGCATGTTTCATATTTTCAGACTGAGTACACCATTCTAAATTATTAACATTGTTATCGGTTGTAATTCCATTTTTATGATTTACATAAGGTTTCTTTTCTGGATTTGATATAAATGTTAGTGCAATAAGTCTATGTTTGGCCATACTTGAATTATTACTATCTTTATCGTTATCTTTGATAAATTTTTGAGAAGATTTAATTCTATAATATCTACCGTCATATGAACCAGAAACTTTTTTTCCATTTTTTTTATTTATTATTGTTCCATTACTAAAAGCAATTAAATGATCATAACCCTCTACTGTTATTTCTTTTTTTATAATACCATCATCATTGTTTTCATGTTTAATGTATTCAAATTTATAAAGCCACTCTTTAGTTTTTTTAGGTCCATTGTTTGAACCATAGTAAAATCCATCTCTTTGATTTATACTTTGTTTAATTACATTATTATTTTTTAATTTTAATTCTTTTTCTGCTTCTATTTGATAAAGATAATCTTTTTTTGTTCCATCCGGAAATGTAACCCTAATCGGTGTAGTACCACTTCTTCCATCTTTTCTACCCGAAATAACAGCTTTTTTAACATTTTCACTTGGGCTTACCCATCGCAAGTTATTTTTTGTATTATTTTTTGTATTCTCATCAATATGATCTACTTGTGTTTTTTTTATAGGATCATCGTTTGGAATAAATGTTTTTGCTATTATTTTATGTAACGCAATTGTAAATTTTCCAAATGTTAAAGATATATATCTTTGTTTGTTACATTTATTATTTAAAATATTTTTAGTTTTTTTATTTCTAACTAATCCAGATGGATGTGCTTCATATTCTTTTAATTCGTTAATGGGTATATCTACCCAATCATTATCGCTCATTTGAGTATTTTACTATTATATATAGTATTGGTTTTAAATTATTTATAATCAATTTTATAATAACCTAATCCCAAAAAATAATAATCTCCATACATTATATAAGCATAGTCCAATCATGTCTACTAGCATCCAAAGTTACAATGTTGCCCGTGGGCTTGTCCGCTCAAGATCTACCGCTGGTGGTGTTGGTCGTATTTTTTTTATAAATACAGCCAATGATAGCACAGTTAACCGTTTTGTCCCTGGTTCAGGTGTAGGCGGATTAAATACATCAGTTCGCCGCTACCAATATCGCCAAGCTACTTCTTGTGCAACTCCATCAGGCGACCAGCGAGTTGGTCGCTGTTTTTCAGCTTCATAATATTTAGCGTTACTTCAAAATATTGTATATCTTGAATTTATACAACCCATACATCACCAACGAAATAATTGCAGTATAACTCGTATAGTGACACCATATACTTCCATTAGAATCCGTCCTCAGTCCGTAAAAAAATCCAAATAATGGTAATACAGCAATTGCAGCAATAGCCTTAAAAGAAATATTCCATAGCATAAATATAGGGACGGCTAACAAAAACAACCATATGTAGTATTTTGTTAAAGAATCTGATGAATATTTAGATGTGAAATTAGATAACCACCAATGAAGATGTCCTTCTGGTGTAACTACTGTACAATATTTTTCTGCATCTTTATAAAAATCTACCAACAGACAAAATGTAACTACCATGGAATATGTTACAATAAATAATTTACGTTTATTACTACATTCTGACCACGGTTTTACAAAAAATGATCCAAATAGAGCACATAATGGTTGCAAAACCAGTACTAAAGGAATAAGCGTAAGTGTTATTAACTTATTCATCGGTGTACATGACTTACGAGGGTTTGTAAGCCATAGTAGTAACTCTGCAAATTGCATACCACACCATCCAACCATTATTAAACCAATCCACATAAAATGAGGCACATTTGACCGAAGCATTACAACAATGGCGACTAAAGAAAGTAATGTCGTTTTAGCACTCGATTCAACACTATAGCACATCGTGAAGTAAGTGTTTTATATTATATCTGTATTTTTTTTAATTTATATTTTATATATCAAGAAAATTGATATACAAAATATTCACTATATACACATAAACACATATAAACATAACTATATACAAGCTTCATAACATCGAAACTATCGTCTCTATATTACCAAGCAAAAATGAGCATCACCAAGCGTATCCAAAAAGAACTCACCGAACTTGTCAAAGACCCTCCTTCAAATTGTAGCGCAGGTCCACATTCAGATGATATTATGAAATGGCGTGCAACTATTACCGGACCCGAAGGCACACCATACCATGGCGGCATTTTCTTCCTAGATATTGACTTCCCGGGCGACTACCCTTTCAAGCCGCCACATGTCAAATTTATTACCCCGATTTTACACCCAAATGTCAGCGCATCTGGAGGTATCTGTCTCGATATTCTCAAAGACAAATGGAGTCCTGCTCTTACTATTTCTAAACTGCTTCTCAGTATTTCCTCGCTCATGCACGAACCCAACCCCGATGACCCTCTTGTACCTGAATTGGCCCATCTTTATAAAACAAATCGCCCAGCATATTTGACTAAAGTTGCTGCATATACGCAACAACATGCTGGCTAAGTATTGGATGTTGGGTTGGGTGTATCGTTTTCGACACACACATACACCAGCCTATAATGTATTCGCCAATATTTTTATTTGTTCCTCGCTCAACTTATCGGGATACGTGACTCTAAATACTACATTTAAGTTACCGCATTCATTGCCCCGCTGTAATCCTAATCGTGGTATCGTTTTTATTAAACCATCCCTTATTATATTCCCAGACGAACTATTGAATGAAAACTTCTTACCATTTATATGTTCTATATCAAATACAAACCCACATAATGCATCTTTTATTGTTATGTTTTTTTCTACTAAAATATCCAACCCATTTCGCTTAAATAATGCATGCTCCTCTACTATAAATGTTACCTTTACATCACCACGCACTCCATCCGCATTCTCATTGCCGCGATTGCTCAATATTATTACCTCACCATTTTCCGCTCCCATTGGAACTGATATATACTCCACATGATTACCCAACTCATGTACACCTTCATTATTTATATTCCAACGCTCCATCTCCACGGGTATCGTCGCTCCTTGACATACATGCTCAAGTGTAACTGTCGCATTTATACTTATAAGAGGAGGTTTCGGTTCAACTCTCTTTTGAAATCTGGGGGTTCGCGGAATATCATAAGGGTGTTGAGGGTGTTGAGGGTGTTGGGGGTGTTGTTGTTGGTGCATCTCTTGGCGCGGAGAAGGAGCAGCTCGTGAATCGTGTATACCATGTATATTGTGTATATTGTGTATATTGTGAATTGCTTCGCCGAATATACCAAATGGGTCTCCACCGCCTCCCATTATATTTTCACTTATTGACTCACCACCAGGTCCAAATGTTCTAATAATAACTCTTGGACCGTGACCTCCCATAGCACCTAGCCCTCCCAGTCCACCCAGTCCTCCAATATTTACAAATCCATTTAAGGGATTCATCATATGCGGATCTCCCATTCCGCCCATTCCACCCATAAACATATTAAATATATCCATCGGGTTTATTCTAACTCCTCCACCCATTCCACCCATTCCACCAATATTCGCAAAAGGATTATTACGATTCATGTCATACTTAACCCTCTCATCGGGGTCACTTAATATACTAAATGCTTCCGAAATCTTTTGAAACTTTTCTGTTGACTCTGCACTATTTCCATTTTTGTCCGGATGATGCATAAATGACAACTTTCGATATGCCTTCTTTATCTCGTCCTGCGAACATTTCTCTTCTACTCCCAAAATATCATAAAATGTTTCAGAGTTACCGGATTTCATTTATTTACTATATTTATTATATTAAAGAAACATAAACTTAAATATTTATTAACGAATAATATTAATACATTATTATTCATTACTATTTATTAACCATTATTAATACTTTAAACTATAAACACTACATTACATAAATGCAAACCACACAACAGTTTACCCTAACCCCTACACAGTCACAAACTAATCTCCCCTTCATTAATAAATATCAACCACAAATTTTTGACCAGTTTGAACAACTAGAACAGAATGTTATCAAACTTTTACAAACTCTTATATCTATGAACAATCTTAATATACTTTTAATTGGCGACCCTGGATCTGGAAAAACATCGCTTATTTATTCTATTATTCGCGAGTATTATAAAACCAACTATGACTCGGACAATATACTTGTACTAAATAGTCTTAAAGACCAGGGTATTTCTTATTACCGCAATGACTTAAAAATCTTCTGTCAAACCGCCTCTCTAGTACACGGCTTTAAAAAAATTGTCCTTCTCGATGATATTGATATTATTAATGAACAAAGTCAACAAGTATTCCGCAACTGTATGGACAAATATAGTCACAAAGTTCACTTCATTTCATCATGTACAAACGTACAAAAAGTAATCGATAGCCTACAATCGCGCAATATTATTATCAAAATTAATCAAATCGAAGATGCTTGCCTAGAAAAAATATTAGCCAAAATTATAAAAAATGAGAAAATTATTATTACACCGGAGGCGCAAAAATTTGTCCTCAATATTTCAAATGTTTCTATACGTATTTTGATTAACTATTTAGAAAAAATTAAAATTTTAAATACGTCTGTCGATTTGTCTGTTGTTAAACTACTATGTACTAATATTAGTTTTCACATATTTGAGGACTATACGCGGTCGCTTACTGAAAAAAAATTAAAACACTGTATAAAAATATTATACGCTTTATATGACCAAGGTTATTCTGTAATGGACATATTAGACAACTATTTCCTTTTTATTAAAACAACGCCCCTAATAAATGAAACAAACAAGTACAAAATTACTAAAATACTTTGTAAATATATGACTATATTTCACAATATTCATGAAGATGAAATAGAGTTGGCGCTTTTTACTAATAATTTAGTTGAGCTTTTTTGACTTTAAAATATTTTATATATATATTAAATATTTATATATACTAAATATATATACTACATATATATACCATTCCATCTTATAGTAATCAAAATGACTGACGTTATGAATGAAATGAATAGTCAAGAAGGTGGTATGAAAATAATTGTAAAAAATGATAAAGGAGAAGACATGTCTATACGAAGAGTTAGGGATATGCGAGAGTTTATTAATATATTTTCTAACACAATTCAAGTTCACAATGTATCTGTAAATTCGTTGACAGGTTTTATAGTAAGAATTACTCTGCCGATTGGTTCGACCCCATTTAGAAGCGATATTTTTAATGAAAGAGGTGAGCTAATGCATGCTGACGAATATCACTTGCCTAATACAGGAAGATATGTCACGCAACATATTTTAAAATGTTGTATTGTTCAACCGAATAAAATACCATTAATTGCTAAATTTTCTGGTACTGTTAAATCAACGTGTACATATAATGAGATTCTAACCGAGTATAATGACCAGACTAACATATATAATGCAACAATGGCCTATGGTGGTATACCTGTATGTCCGGATGTGTATGCCTTTGCGACATTTAACCTCGCACAATTCAGTGAGATTTTTTTCCCTGGTATTCCTTCTCCGACACACGCGAGTGTATTACCGGCAATAGGAACCAATGTTTTTAAAGATAACACTGTTTTTCGATATTTACTAGAACAATTAGAATATACCCCTATTCGTGGACAACCTCCGGTAAATAGAAAAGTAGGAATTATATTGATGGAATCTTTGCCCCCATCCTATGAACCTTTAAAGAATTTATATAATTCTTTTTCTTCTTCTTCTACTCTTGCTTTGACTACTAATCCCGTTCTCGTCGAAAGAAAAAGATTATTCGATGAAATGACTGAACGTGCATTAGCTATATGCGTAGTCGTATTTTATCGTATAGGGTATATACCTCTTGATGCTCATCTTGGTAACTGGATGTATGACACAACACAACCTTTTGACCAATTTAAGGTTCGAGCAATAGATTTTGGTCGTGTTATGCCGCATAATAATCCCTTTGACTTAGATAATATAAGAAATCTTCTTCGAACTTATGTTAGAATGTATACTAATCCTGCTGAAAAGGTTTTAATAATAGCAGGAGTAGCTAGGTTGTTAAAAATTCCACCATCTACTGTAGGTAGTGCTGAAATGTGTGGTACAAAATTAGGGGAAATTATGATAGCCTTAAATAAATTGATTAGACGTAATCAAAATGGTTCTATACTATGGAATCCTACTGGTACTAGGTTTTCTGTTATAACACAACCAGCTACTGCTGATTCCCCTGAACAAAGAATGGAAGTAGATTCATGTATGATTCTTATTCATCGGATTATTTTTATCATTGCGCTAGTTGATAGTTGTTATAACACACAAATGTTTAAAAATCATCATTTTTGTCAGTTGCGTGACCTATTTTCTCCGGTATTCGGTAAAAAATGTAATAATGTTGGTTCAATGATCGGTCATAATGTTTATATTGACCTTGTATCTTACTTAAAGGCTATGCCTGATCATAGCGAACGAATTAGTACTATAAACTCTTATAGAAAAATAAGAGACTATATAGGTGATTATTTGCGCATTTCGCCTGAACGCGGCATGTTTCCCGACCCATTTTATCAAGACCCCTCGCCTGATACACCAGAAGATCCGGCAGTTGTTGCAGAACGAATAGCAGCCCTCCCTCCTCCACCTCCGCCACCTCCTCCTCCTCCGCTTCCACGACGTCAGTCACCTAGAAAATCTCCTCGCAAATCTCCTCGCAAATCTCCTAGCAAATCTCCTAAAAAAACACAAGTTTCGCCGATTGAAAGTTCTCCAACTGCAGAACAGTATGAACGTTTTGTGAGCGGATATAGTAGTTCTCATCCTCCTCCTGCTCCACCTCCTCCTCCACCCTTACCTGGTGGTAGTAACAAAAAATTAAGAAAATCTAGAAAGTTACGAAAATCTAGAAAGCCTATAAAAACAAAACTTTCAAGGATTTTGAAAACTAAAAAGAATAAAAATCACAACAGGTATAGAAGAAATAAAAGATATAGATTATAAAATATACATACCGTAATTTGTAATGTATATAATTTTTTTAAATTATATACGTTATATACGTTATATACGTTATATACGTTATATAGGTTACACAGTTAATGGTTGTACCATTTCAGTTCATCGCCAGTAAGTACTTCGCTATTTGAGTATTCGATTGTAAAACTTGTGTAGGAGACATTCTCACAAACCATCCATAGTGTCGCCTCTTTATTAACTCAGCAGAAGGTATATACAGTCCAAAACTCTCCTTCGAAAGTTCCATATTTGTATCGCTCATCAAGTTCTCTATAACTACGGGCGAGTCATCGCTCTTCTTTGCCCCAAATAACTCCGGCTTAATTATATTCACAGCTCCACTCGATACATTGTTAAAAAACCATTTGCTTATCTTACCTTCAAAATCCATCTCGTCGGTATAATCTTTCGATACCAAAACCTCTAAATATTCTATATATTTTCTCATCACTTCACTATCTTTGCGGCATCCCATTATTTTAGAACATGGTGCAAATGTAATCGTGGATGATGTTATACTCTTTGACACCATCTCCGCTACAAATACACCACCACCCGACGCCGTTTCTCTATTTACCCCAAGCTCATACAATGTTATTAAATCCTCGAAACACACAAATGATGGCGGTAGACGCATTCCTCCATACTTATTTAACAACTGCGCCATCGCCAACTCTCTCATATGACATCGTAAAGGTTCTGTTAAACGACTAACATGTATTGTCCAGTTCGGTATTAACTTGTTAAATACATTGTCGTCTATAATACATATATTAAATGAATCTCCGCATTTATCTATTATACTCCTTATTGTTAAATATAAATAAGGCTGATTCAAATTTGTCGTATTCCTTGAACCGAAATTTAACCAGTGTCTCTCGTTCACATCGTACTCAACCGGTATCCACAAAAATGGCTTCTTTCGATCCATCTTATTCACATCATTTGCTAAAAACTTTTGAATTAAATCACGCTCCTCTTTCTCTGTATCATCGTTTAATTTACCCGAATACATAGAATATACATATCCTATAATTAAAAGTAATAAAATCATTAATATCTGTTGTTTTGAAATTTTCATTTTATTATATTATATCGTATAATAATTACCTAGAATATATTTTTAGATATACTAAGTATATTTTGTTATTTTTAGAGTTTTGATTTATTGGGCGAATTTTGATTAATCTCACGCATCTGTTACATCTCATGTTTTTAATAGACATCTATATCCCAACCTATCTCAGTTCGTCAATTGATGAAACTCCGAATTAAACCTCTTGTTTATCTCTCTCACTATCTCATCCTGTTTTGCTAATCTATATGCCCTTTTCATATCTTGTTCCACTTGTAATGCTGTTTCCCTATCTAACTGTGTCGTCTGAAACTCCTTTGAATAATTATATTTCGACTTTTCAATATCTCTAAACATTTGCATATCATTTGTCGATGTATATTTTTTCCTATTCTCATAATCCTCTGCTGTTACCGGTATTACCGTCTCAGTATGCGCCTTCTTTAAATCCTCATACTGCAGTGAACTAAACAATCCGCTAGAATATTCTTGCGGAGCTTCGCGTCCTAGTCCATAGTACCCTCCACCGCCACCGCTACTATTCGCCGTTTGTATTTCTGATTGTTGTATTAACGCCATCTTATTCCTCAACTCTACCTTCTTTCGCTCTATTTGCGCATTCCTTTCAGCCCATGTTCCTCCCATTTCACCATATTCGTTATCTTCTTCACCATCCTTCGAAACTCCCCTAAACCATTCTTCATACCCATTGTCTTGTTCTTCGTCATGTAAACGAAACTTGTCAAACTTTTCATTAAACCATTTATTGAACTTTTCTGAATCCATCTTTTGAAGTTTTTTATACGCCTCTTCCTGCGACTTATGATACTCACGGTCTTCGACATTGTTTGCCGTCTTTGACTTGTTCTGGTTTAGTTCGCGGTCTATTACCGCTGTATATGAAAACTTGTCTTCTTTGTATTTTTTAGCATCAGGAAAACGAACTTTATAAATCTCGTATAATATTTTATATGCCTTGGTAAAAAATAGAAAATACTCTTTTGGTAATTTTGATTTATCGGGATGCATATGTAACACCGTCACCTTCGCTTGTTTGAGATGTTTATCGTCAAACATTACCGGTAACTTGAATAAATTTAATATATCCGTTAACTCGTAATTGTTTATATCTAGGTCCATACTTTCATGCATATGTGACATACTTGATATACTTGACATACTTGACATATTACTATAATATAGTAAATTTATTTCTATATATTTATTTATAGTTTTTAATATATATTTAACTTATTTATATTTTAAATATATATATACTTATAATATCCTGTCAGTAAATAAAATGACTACACTTTCGAGTATTGACGCCAAAGCAATTTTCTATAGTACGTTGCGAATATCTGTAATAGTACAGATTATCACAGGTATAATAGAGATTATAACACTATTTTTTACGATAACAACTCCACCTCAGTATTATATAATAAACCATTTAGTTTATTTAGAATTAGCAGTTCAAATTATTGAGGGCTTGTTTTATATATGGTTGGTATATAACTTTAATAAAGTTACAAATATTACACCTAAACGCTACGTAGACTGGGCAATTACTACACCAACTATGTTAATAACATTAATGGTATATTTAATTTATTTGGGAAATAAAAATAATAATATAGATACTACCGGTATGACTTTATTCGGAACACTAAAAGATAACATGGATACTGTATCAAAGATTATAACATTAAACTGGCTAATGTTACTATTTGGATATATGAGCGAAATAAAAATACTTTCGACAGTGGCTGGTGTCCTTATGGGGTTTATACCATTTTTGATTTATTATTATATTATTTATTACAAATATGCAACACAAAGCAGTACTGGTTTGAAAATATTCTGGTACTTCTTCTTCTTTTGGTCTATTTATGGTATTGCTGCTTTATTACCTTATTATGTAAAAAATGCTATTTATAATATTTTAGACTTATTCGCTAAAAACTTTTTCGGTATATTCCTTGCTTACATCGTCATTATGAAAAAATACTAGTTTATTTATATTTAATATTATTATTCAACTTATTATTATTATTATTATTATACTATTTGCATTTTTCTTAGTATAATATTGTTTTACTGAAATACTTTAAAACTTTATCTATGACACTTTATCCTTTAAACCTATAACTCATACACGCCGCAAAAAATGTTTCTATGTCCGGCAAACTTGCCCCCGTTATTGAGGCTATCGGACCCTCGTTCACACCTCTAGCATACGCCAAAAATACCGGAATCCCATTCACCATCTTTTTATGTTTCAAAAAGGCATACAAATCAAAACACTCATCCACATCCACCTCCAACATTGTCATATAATCCGGCAAATCATTCGACTTCTTATACGAATAATCCTTAATCTTTTTACAAGGACCACACCAATCCGCTGTAAACTTAAATATGAGAATACCAGGATTATTGTCCATTAATGTCGCAAAATCATTCCTAGTTCCTGAAAATTTCAGAATTTTATAGTTGTTATCAATTCGACTTAATACGTTTTCCATCGTTGTACTTGTACTTTATACTATATCTATATCCATTATTTTAAACTACTTATATGATAAATATTTATTTCGATAAATATTTATTTCGATAAATATTTATTATAAATTTGCGTTTTAATGTTTAGTAATTTATATTATTTTATTTTAAGTATTCTTTAGTAAATATTATTGTTATTATAAAATGGTAGATGTTGAACCTATGTTGACTTACGACTATTCAAATTTTGGTATAAAAAATGTTTACAGTCTTATATTACTATTTTATATTACATTTATATATCCCATTTTTACTATTCTAAATTATGATATAAAAACGAATAAACAAGTAGTGCAAGATATTGTAAAACAATGTATGAAAATTGCAAAATGTAACGTTTATAAAGTTTCTAAAAGAGACCTTATTTATGATAAAAATATTATGTATATGACAAACCACGTTTCCGTCGGAGACTTCTTTATTGACCAACATGTACTTCATTACGCCGCAAAATTTATTGCTCTAAATAAAATGAAAAATTTACTACCAATTATTGGGGGTATATGTTACCTTACATCTGCTACCATTTTTATTTCATCGGGAAATTCAAAAGAAAAAGTTATAGAAAATTTTAAAAAAATAGAAGAAATTCGCAAAAGTGACGACGTTCGAAATATGTCTTTATATCCAGAAGGACTTCGCCGCGCTCACCGTCCGGTTGTTTCCAGTACACTTAAAAAAGGATTTATTTATCATTCTTTCGAAAACAACATACCTATACAACTTATTCATACTACTAACAAAGACTATGTCATGGATGATGAAAAAATTATCTTACATAGAAATACCAAATTATTCGTTTACTATGGTCCCATAATTGACCCCCAAAAACTTAAAGCCAAGTTCGAAAAAAAGCATAAACGTGTATATACCAAGGATGACTATTACGACTATGTATACAAACAGTGGTCAAAAATATGGTCCAAAATGGATAAATACCGCATAGATACATTACGTAGCCAGGGATTGTCCCACGAAGAATGTCTCGAAAAAATGGAGAATTATTCTACTAAATTCCCTATGGTTGAAGATAAAATAGAAAATGGAGATAACCCATTAAAAGTTTCATCCCTACTACTTCGCAGCACACTTTGGTCTATTTTATATTTTATTATTTTTAAAATTGTTGAGAAATCTTTTTCTATAATATCGTGTATCTATAAGCAACAAGATTTTGCATCTTCGGCGGAATCATCATGCACTTCTACTTCTATAAATAGTTGTTCATTCAGTTGTTTCAAATTTCCTATTTTGTCGAATTTAATATTATCTCACGCATCTGTTTCATCTCCTGTTTCTACGACTCAATAAATACAAATATAAATATAAATACATTATGATATTTATATTTATATTTATAATAATATTCTGTATAATAATATTCTGTATAGTTATTACACACAATGAAAATAATAGAATTAGTCGAAAAATTCCCCGATGATATTATTTTATACATTTATACAAAATGTCTAAAAAGATATAGGATATATAACGGTGAACTTATAAAATTAATAGACTTTGATAAATATAAATTTTTGGAAAAATATATTTATCGAAAAATAAAGGCATTCAATCAACTTAACTATGGAATTGATAATGAGATAAGACATATTATTCAATACCAGTTACCAAATTTTGTTAATATAAATAGAAAGGATTCATATATAGATGACGATATGATTTGTATAACATTTACTATAAATGACAGTTCATTAAAATATGAAGTTGATAGATTTCGATTAAAAAAAATAGAAGATATAACTATAAAATCGAGCCCCCACAATATGTATTACAAAGGTAACTATACAGATTACGACTGGGAAGTTTTAAATTATACTTATGAAATTTAAAATATTTATTTATTTGTTTATTTGTATATCCTATTTTCTTACACTCTTTATTTCCATGGTTATAGGTGACATATTATTTTCAAGTAGTGGTGACTTCGGTATAGGAATCGGTCTAGATGTAGCAAATGTTGTTTTGGTTTTCGCCTCACGAACTATATCCTCCAGTGTTTCAATGTGTAACCTCGGCAGTTCAGCGTGGCTCTCCCAAAAATACCTACAGTATGCCCACTTAAACTCGTAATCGTCTCCATACAAGTGTCCCAACTTTTGCATCAATACGATATTCACATCTACGGGTAATAAGTTCAAGTTCTGTCTAGGCAACACATAACACAACTGTACAAGGTCTTCAATCGTTTGTTTCTCCTTTATCTTTAAAAATTGTGTGTCCATATGCGGAATATATTTTACAAGGTCCTTAAAAAGTGGCGCATAATGATAATTGTAACACCATCTCCAATCTATACATCCCGCCATGTAATAATTAAATGTCCATTCAAGTCCTTCCAAATAATTTACACAGATTTGTCTCTTCCTATCATCTGTTATCTCGATATCAAACAGCGCCTTGTAATACCGATACTCCCAGTCTTTCGCAAAAGGGTTGACGTATTTTTCCACACTACGCTCTTTCATTGGTAACATTAATAAATCATCCATTTGTTGAATATCTGCCCCTTCGCCCAATACTTCGTCTGTATCATTTAATACCTTTTTATCATTTTTTGCAAAATATTGCGAGTTACTTTGATTTTTATTTATTCCTTGATTAAACGCATTTCTCTCGCTTCTGTTATCTCTCATGTTGTTATAGCCTCCGCTACCACCACCTCCAGCCCTCCCAGACCATCCACCGCCTCCTCCCTCCGCAAACCTTCGCGCAAACTTGTCACGCTTCTTATGCTCATCCATCAAAAGTGTATCCTCTTGTTTTGCAATATTTTCTATAAATTCATGAAAATTCTTCCACACTATCTTATTACCTTCTGTTAAGTACTTATTTGTCTTACCCAATGTCTCCCTATATACATTTAACAATATATCTATACCCACGGTTCTTATATTTAACGCTGGAAAATGCGGCATAAAATCATTCCCCAATAAAAAACACATGAATATATAGTCTGTTATCCTATTTATTTCATTATCCCCTTTTTCTTTTAATTTACTCAAATCTCTCTCTCCTGTAACTTCTCCTCCTATATTAGCCACATTAGCCACATTAGCCTCTACATTGTTGATATACTTGATAATCGCACTCGCCAACTCCGGGATATCTAGCAAATAATCCTTATTCGCATCCAATGTAGAATCAACTGACTTTATAAATTCAGGCGTCTCACGAAATAAGTAAAGATTTTTAGTTATATGTAAATGATTCAATGTCAACATAATCAAATCTGCATCCAGACCATATACAAGTGTCGTCGTATCCGGCGAATTATGATACTCCGGATACCTTCGCATATAATCAAATATCTTATGTTCACCCTCTCCAGACTCGGAACTACTCGATACAATATACTCTAGCGCTTTTACTCCATCGTCTGAAGCCACCGTCTTTTTACCAAAGTATACACCAACTTCCTCATTTAATTGCCTCATAAAATTAGTACCTGGTGTAATCGCCGACGTATTCCACGTTTCCTTATAATTTACACCTTCGATATCCCGCTGAATTTGCGCAGTATACCATGACTTGTATCTCCTATCGCGTTGCTGACTCAGTTTAGCAACAGGCGCAACACCATCAAAGGCAATAAATACACGAGATTTTGGCTTTAACAAATCTACATAAAAGTCAATCTTATTACATACCATTTTTATAAGCTCCTTTTCATACTCCTTGGGTTTACCCTTATCATATGTCGGGTTGTTTTTTACAGCATCGTATATCAATGAGTTACAGTCCATGTATAAATTATTTACATGACTCAAATGTTTCATGTCTTTTAGAATATGACGATACGCTTTCACTATTTTTGTGAAATAACTCGGAATACCCATCTTGTTTTTGCTGTTGTGTTGTTTGTTGTTTGTTGTTTGTTGTTTGTTGTTTGTTGTTTGTTGTTTTGTGGTGTGGTTTTATAAACCTACGATTCGATAATAATGTACTGTATATATTATTATCTTTTTGTTTCTATGTATTTTACATATATATTTAATATGTTGCTTAAACATTAAGTATAAAATACAAAATACAAAATACAAAATACAAAATACAAAATACAAAATACAAAATACAATACTCAATACAAAAACATTATATTATTATATATTATATATCATATAACATATAAAATATAATATGTCAATAACTAACAATCAACCTGCTCCTCAAAATCAAAATCAAAATTCGGCAAATACCAATTTTATTAAAACATTAAGGTTATCTAATTTAGAACCAGGTGTATCTATGTCTATTGGTGGTATTCTACAACTACTATCTTCTTTATCACCTGTTTTATTATCAGGATTTTTCATTATTTCTAGTTTAAGCAATGGAAACTTAAAATGGGTAATGTATTTAGCCGGCTTTATTATCCTGCTTTTCGTTTTCTCCATTACTGCTTTCACCACTAACTCCAAATTCGAGGATATTAATAACAGAGGTTCTCCATACTGGAAACAACAATGTAACTTCGTCTCATTACCTTTCGGTCTCAGTCAATACACAATTCCCAACTTTAATAGCGCAGCATTAGCATTCATTTTTGCTTACATGTTTATGCCTATGTTACAGTATAGCAGCTACAATGTTATTATGCTTTCCATCATTATGGTGTTCTTCGTCATAGATGCAGCATCTAAAATATACTATGGATGTACCCCTATCGTCGGCGTCATAATCGGTCTCGCAATCGGCTGGATTGTTGGATATCTATGGTACCTCTTTGTTTCAGCAGCAAATAATGAAATGGTATTCTTTAATGTTGAAAACGGTGCATCAATATGCTCGCGACCCAATAAACAGACTTTTAAATGCAAGGTATATAGAAATGGTGAAGTTATACATACCATGTAACATGTAATATAGTTTCGAGTTATATTTACGGATTAAACTTGTTACTATTATGAGAAATCCATTTCTTGAAATCATTCATTGTCATATCTCTATGAAACCCATTTGTTAGTAACTTTATGTTATGATGTTTTCTAGACAATATAGTTATATAGTTAAATACTATATTCTTAGTTATTGCCTTATGATATATAAACATCTGGTTCTCTTCGAACACAGGCTTTTTAACGCGCCTATTTACTGAATTATGAAAATCAAAAAAGAATAATTGTAAATCCTTTTTTGTTTTAATATTATCCCTTTTTAAATTTTTCATGATAGCCGTAGCATGTTCCGAGCAATCAGGACACGGAAGATTTGTACATATTTTTGTACATATATTCAAAAAGTCATGCTTCAACTCTTCAAAATATTCATCCTTCATTTTGAACGAAAGAGTATGAAATAAATACCAGGTCGCATTCCCCCATTCTTTCTTTGTCGCCATATTATTAATATAATAATATAAAGACTTTTTATTTTATTAATTATACACAATTTATATTTATGTTAACTTCTAAATTAAATACGCAACACCCACAAAATTCTATTGACTTTTTCTCCGAACTTTCTAAAATTATACAAAATACATCTTCCGAGTCATTAACTGAAGCCAAAACAAATACTAATACATCAGAATCGTCAGAACCATCAGAATCATCAAATGTAATTATTTGCCCATCCGTGTCTCCTTCTAGTGACGATAACATTTGTCTTATTTCTAAAGATAAACTTCACCCAAATCATATTACACTTAAATGTAATCACAAGTTTAACTATATTCCAATTTATAAAGAAGTACTTTACCAAAAAACAAAATCAAATCCAATATACGAAGTTACTAAACTTCAGTCTTATCAAATTAAATGCCCATACTGTCGCACTATTACTAACAAACTACTACCATTTATACAATACCCATCTGTTAAACTCTCTAAAAATATACACTCCACCGGTTCTGATTGCTTACCCACCACCAAATGTTCTCATATTATAAAAAAACGTGACGCCAATATTGTTAATGGTGATACAAAGTGTGACAAAAATGCACTATATTATGAGGTTGAAAATCTACTATTTTGTCCTACACATTATAAAAAATATATTGCTAAAAATCCTACCGGTTCTACCGGTTCTACCGGTTCTACCGGTTCAACAAGTTCAATAGCGATTGAAAGTACTAAACCACGGTGCGTCGCTATACTAAAAAGCGGCGTTAATGTTGGTAAACCATGTAATAGTGTCATATCTATCGATGGCTCGCAATTTTGTAAAAGACATTCGCATTAAAAGTTAACTATGACCTAGTCCAAAACTGGAATGGATACAGAAGAACTAGGTATTTATATATATTATACTAAATATATTTAAAAACTATATAAAATATACTTGTGTGTATATATATATATTCAAAAATGACATTCACTATTGCTGAGTATATTTGGCTCGACAATAATAAAAAATTTAGGTCTAAAACTAAAATTATTAAGAATACTCCGGCAGACTATTCAAGCGTTCCTATATTTCCCGACTGGGACTATGATGGTTCCTCTACGGGTCAAGCCGACGGCAAAAAATCTGAAATTAAACTTCATCCCATTTTTGTATGCAACAATCCTCTACTAAATACAACCGGAAGTCATATATGGTACTCTAAACTTGTTTTGTGTGAAACATATAACCACGATGGAACACCGACTGATTCAAATACGCGACACTTCGCTTCTAAAATATTCGACTCGTGTCGCGAACAAAAACCATGGTTCGGTCTTGAGCAAGAATACTTTATTTTAGATAAACGCATGCACGATGATGAGTCGATATTTTATAATACAACAGAACATTACTGTGGTACAGGGCAACATATTGAATACCGTTCACTTGCAGAAGAACATATGCTCGCGTGTACCAAAGCTGGTATTACTATTTCCGGTATAAACGCCGAAGTAAGCAAAAACCAATGGGAATTCCAAATTGGACCATCAGAGGGAATAACTGCCGCCGATGAACTGTTAGTTGCCCGATTCCTGCTCGAACGCATTGCCGAAAAATATGGTAATACGATCTCATATGAACCTAAACCGTTCGCTCATATAAATGGATCAGGATGTCATGCGAATTTTTCAACCCTCGTCATGCGCACACCATGTCACGATAATGCCGGCATAATGGAAATATATCGTGTTATAAATAATATGGAAAAATATCACAAAGAAGATATACATTACTATGGTGATAGAAATGAATCACGTCTATCGGGGAAACATGAAACATCAAGTTATGATAAATTCTATTCAGGTATCGGCGATAGAGGTGCATCAGTGCGTATCAATAATAATACATATGAGTTTGGATATGGTTATTTTGAAGATAGGCGACCAGCAGCAAATATGGACCCGTATCTAGTTACTAGTATACTAATGAAACGAGTTATTGAAAATTGATTTTTATAACCAAAAGTCGGTTTAAATTTAAAGTTAGTGACCTTAAATTTAAATTACTGAATTACTAAAATACTGAATTACTAAAATACTGAATTATTATATTCAACCTCAATATTTATATAGAAACACCGGATGACCGCTTCGCTTTTCGTGCATATTTTCCTACATGCAGGTCATCATATAATTTTTTCTTCATTGTTTTGCGTCTTTTTCTGACTTCATCATAATTTGGAAGCACTTTATTTTTATATTGGTATCGGTGTGTTTTTCGAAATTTAGCATGAGGCGGTAAAGGATTTACAAGACGTGTCTTATAAAAACGTTCACCAAATCCTACAGATTCACCTTCATATCTATCATAATCCAAATCTTCTACCAACTCTTCGTACATTTCTTTTACTGCTGTTTCGTCATATTCTTTCTTCATATCTACATATTTTTTATAATCTAAGAATGAATTAGGATTGTTAGCATCAAGCGATAATCCATCAACTATATAGTCCAGTAAACTTTCTAACCTAGAAAAATAGGTATACATAATATTTGCATATTTAATTGCTTCATCCAACATATCGCATGTTGCCTGTGTTTGAGCATCAACCCCGGGACCTGTTACATACCTTATTCTAAAACCTCTAAGATTTTCGAGAATAATATCTAATGATGTTTTTATCATAATTATCCTCTGCGAACATATATCTTTAAACTCATTCATCGTAAATATTTTAACCTTTATCATTTCATTAATATAAGTATTAAATCTACCAAACCAGTAGTCCTGTAAATTGCGTCCACTCTCAACTAACGTATTAGTTATACGTCTTTCATTTATTATGGAAAAACTAAACATTTCATCTACTACATTAGATGAAGTATAACCACTCGTTATAAATGCTTCAAATTTAGTTTTATAAAAAGTAATAATGTGTCCAGTGATAGTAAATAACATGCTATAATTATCATCTCTATTATAGTCTTTATATCCTGTAAATACACTCTTTCCGTTCACAATACTACGATTAAAAGTCATAACACCATCTGTATAAAAAGTAAGAATATATTCATCCATTATCTTGTTAATTTTTGATAAATATTTTTTAGAAAGTGTCAATATTTCTATTGCTGGGTTTTTATTACCTGGTTTACGGTTAGTCATGGTATAATGGTTATCGTATACATTATCCCCTTGTGTATAATTAACAGCACACGACGATATAATTATATTTATACGCCTATTTTGTTGAATCGCAATTGGAAGTAGTGTTTCGATTAGCTTCATACTTGTATTTTCACTCAAAAATGATGTACCAGGAAATAGTTTATATAGTTCCTTTTTGGCTAACAGTTGAGTAGATTTATCTGTGTTATAATCTACAGGTACAAATACCCCCAATGTAACCCTATTCTTTATACTTTTATATGTGATTTTATGATTTTGCTTTATCATACTATCTGCAACATGACCAGAAAATGCTCTTTCATGTGTTATATTTACTAGATTAAATGTATTACTAGCAGTGCATAATTCTATATTATCAATCGTAAAATACGGACATAATATGTTAAATACGATACTGCGTATATCTGCTCCTTCTTTATTATTGTCAAACATTGCGTGAAACGTATGGTCTCTCAATATTTTATTTATTTCTAACATAAGACTTTGATATTTAATACCAAGTATTTGTCCCGCTTTTCCAATTTCTATTATTCTTAAGTATTTATTAGCAAGAATTTTCATCCTCGGCGATAATTCATTTGCGATTGACCCGTGAGCAATAATAAACGCATAATCCTCCCCATTTATTTTTGGATGCGTATCAGATAAGTCAGCCAACTTTATTTCTTCTTCTTCTGACATAGGTTGTGTCCTAAACATAGGATGTTTATTATACCCCACAACCTGTAAATTTGTTGGGGACGGTGAATTAACATCTGGTGTAGTAACCTCAATATCAGAAATGTCTGCAGCTACGGGATCATATGGATTAGGACCTATCATTAAATTATATGCATCTAACTGATAAATCGCGTTCATAAATTGTACCGTATCATATAGAGGCATAAAAAGTCGACTTTCCATTGCATTTATACGTGTTATAGTTATACACGGAATTAATGCATCTCTAAGTTTTCCCTTTACAAGTATCTTCCCAAATAATTCTTTTTTATTTAATCTTTTGAGTATGTCATATATAGTAGGTGATAAATACGCATAAGTGCTTGGAAACATTTCTATATTCATAAGCATTATAGCCTGCGCTTTTGATTTTACAGAAGCCTGTTGTTTAGTTAAAAATGATAAAGGCAAAGGACGACTGTGTTTATATACAAAAGGTTTCATTCGATATCCTGATGCTGTCCTGCTTGCACCATTGCCCAAAACCGGAATACGCGTTGCATCTTCAACAATATCTAATTCTGGTGTATATGATGTTAATAATCCACGACCCCTTGGCGATAATTCTACAGGTGGTGCAGGTGGGATATTCTCTCTAATGCGACGTTCTAATGCTTTCCTCTTCCTTTTTGTTGGACTATCTAGAGGCGGATTTAAGTCAAATACATCTCTAACTTTCTCATCTAGTCCTTTATCTATAGACTCGGGCACGCTATCGCCTTGAGAATGAATATTCGCATGATATGAAAGTGCACGATCGCGTCCATGACCAGGAAGTTTACTAACATCAACTATTTTACTTTCATATTTTTTCCCAGGCGATATTAGAGATAATCCATGCGAGTATGCATGCGAGGATGCGGACTTCGCTAATGCCGCACTAGACACTCGTACCGGCTCATGTAGACTCAATCTGTCGCTCGTTTTACTACTACTACCAGATGACCGACCTCCTTTATATATTTTAAAACGAGTAACCCTTTTCTTATGTTTTTTTATACATTTCTTCCGAGTTCTCATTTATACCCTAAATATATATAATACATATAAAATATTATACTACCAATATTCCGTATAATCCGTATAACCCTCGCCCCATCCTCTGCGCAGCATTATGCTAACAATTTACTAATATCTTTATATATTTATCACACCATAATGGTCACAATACCCCGCGAAATGGGCAGGGCGGACGCCGAATAAGTGATGATGTATGAAAATTTCAACTCTCGGAGGCCATTTTTCAAAAATGGACAAAAATAAATGTCCATTTTCGGAAAACGGGGGTAGAGATTTGAAAAAAACAATGCATTCGTCACTCAGAGCATAATGCTCTAAATCGCGTTTTTAAGTTGAATATTTTGTTACCATAACTTTTTTTATAATTTTGTACAAAAAGTACCTAGAAACATCTTATACAATCGTTGTTAACAAAAAATCTTATAGAAAATTCCATGTTTTTTTAGTGTAAAATATGTGACTTTATATGTAGCAAACAAATATAATATAGTCGGCGTCTTTTAACCGGTTAACTAAAACGTTAACAAAAAATGTCCATTTGTTAACAAGCCAACCTAGTTTTGAAAACAATACAATTATTACCATCCTGATCATAATGCTCTAAAAAATATTGTTTAATATTAAATATTTGTTACGATAATTTTTAACATCTTATTATATATATTATGAAAAAGGTTTAGGAATTTATTATATATTATATTATAAATAAGATAACTATAAGATATTTATTAGATTATGCCCAAGAAAGAAATTGACTATTCAAATACAATTATCTATAAAATAACTTGTAAAGAACCCAGTTTTACTGAGTTGTATGTAGGGCATACGACAAATTTTGTTCAAAGAAAACATGCTCACAAACAAGGGTGTACAAATAGTAGATCACATAACTATAAATGTAAGTTATATGACGTGATAAGAAACAATGGTGGATGGGATAATTGGAAAATGGAAATAGTTAATTTTTTTAATTGCAAAGATCATTATGAAGCAAGAAAAAAAGAACAAGAATATTTTATTTTATTACACGCAACTTTGAATAGCATTGAGCCATTATCTTTCGAAAAACCAAAAAATCCCACCCCAAAGGTTACTAAATCTAAAGAGAAAAAAATATTCTATTGTGAAAAGTGTAATATACACTGTAATACATCCGGCTTACTAGAAAAACATAATAATACGAAAAAACATAATAATACGAAAAAACATAATAATACGAAAAACGATAATAATATGAAAACTCATAATAATGTGAAAAAACATAATCTTAATATTTTAAAAGAAAATGATAAAGGAAAAAAAAATATTTTTGAATGTAAGAGTTGTGACTTTATATGTAGTAAACAAAGCAACTATGAAAAACATATATTGACATCAAAACATAAAAAGTTAACAAATACGGAAAATGATAACGAAAATGCTAAAATATTTGTCTGCGACACATGTAGCAAACAATATTTTTCAAGAGTTGGGCTATGGAAGCATTATAAAATATGTAACAAATTTACAAACAAGATACTAAATGAGACCGAAATAGCCGCGAATACGAGTAATACAGAAAAAGAAATAAATCACGCAATCACAAAAGACATGTTTATGGAGCTTATTAATGACAATAAAGAAATGATAAAAATAATTAAAGACCAACAGGAGCAGATAAAAAGTATGATTCCTAAAATGGGTAACACTATAAACAATACTACTAATAACAACAACAACTTTAATTTAAATGTATTTCTCAATGAACAGTGCAAAGATGCTATCAATATAAACGAATTTATTAAGTCTTTGAAAATAACACTTGAAGACCTTTACTTTACTAGAAAAAATGGAATTGCTCAAGGGATAAGCAATCTCATGATTAATGGTCTTAAAGAATTAGATGTTTATAAGCGTCCGATACATTGTACCGACCTTAAACGTGATACTGTGTATATTAAAGAACATGACAAATGGGAGAAAGATAATAATAATACCATAATGAAAAAAACAATTGAAACTGTCGCAAATAAACAGCGAAATAAAATATCAGATTGGGTAGACTTACACCCACGCTGGATTGAAGATGAAAAACTACAATACGAATACTTGACTATATTAAATAAAATAACAGAGCCTATCGAAGATGACGACAAAATAGAAAAGAAAATTATAAGAAATATAGCACGAGAAGTCCAAATAACAGACATTAAAAAATATTAATACATATTTAATTAAATATATATAAAAAATATGTATTAATATTCTATAGTATATTAAATATAGCATGGAGACAAAAGAACAACTAGTGCAACATATTAAGGGATGGATGTCAAACGATAACGAAATACGTGAAATACAAGCACGGCTTAAAGAGCTAAAGGATAAACGCAAAGGGTATGCTGATAATTTAGTAGAAATTATGCGCAAAAATGAAATCGACTGTTTTGACGTGAATGACGGCAAGCTTATTTATACAAAAACAAAAGTAAAAGCACCTCTTAATAAAACTACTTTAGCTACTTCCCTAATGAAGTATTTCAAAGATGACGATGAACAAGCAAAAGAATTAGTACAGTTTTTGTTAGAGTCACGTGAAGAAAAAGTTAAAGAATCAATACGCCGTAAAGTGCAAAAATAATAATATACTAGTATTATAATTGTGTGACACATAATTATAATACAATGCTCCCTTCATCACATCGAAGAAAGAAAAACGACTTAACACATAATGAACTCATAACTTTAGGTGACATTGAGCGTTATTATAAAAAAACAAATACACCTAGAGATGATACACCTAGAGATGCTACAGATGCGAGAGATAAATCGAAAATCAAAAAACAATATTCAAAACAGATTTTAGAAGAAAAATATGAAGATAATGATGATGATGAATATGGAGATGTAGATGGAGATGGAGATGGCGACTTGAACGAACTTTTACCTTCCTATATAGAATCTACTATATCAGATAAAATGTCGTTACATGATTTAGAGGAAGAAGAAGATTATGAAAGTAAATTCAATAATGGCTTGTCAATAAAAAAACACAAAATGACAAATATAAGATACCCCTTTTCTGATAAATCTTCAGACCATTTAACACATGACCTAGATAACATATATGAAAGTTTGAGCGAACTAGGTGATACAGGTGATGGTGAAATTTTAGTTGAGTATTTAGTTTACTCTATAAATAAAAATGCATATAAACCATTTTTAGAATTCATGTTGTATAAATCTAGCGATGATGAGACATTTTATTTCCCAAATTTCTCACAGAGTACTTCAAAATATGATATACTAGATAATGCCTCCTTTCTATTAAACAACTTATTCGGCCATGGTTTATGCGAATTTAAAGGCAGACTTGTCGAATCTCCCAGCATGAATGATGTAAAAAGTGCATACATTAATAAACGCGTCATCTTATTATATGAACTTAAGGAAAAAAATGATACCGTAATTCGGTTTAGAAGTAGTGACACACTATGGTGGGGTACAGTAAGTGAAGTATTCAACTATAGGAAGATACTATTTTATAATATAAGCGAGACAGTTACTGACGTATTTTTAGCTTATCCTGAGGCCATAAAACTTTTCCATAAAGCATCATTAATAGAAACACCTATGGTCGTTTTTAACGGAAGTGACAGTAATACTGCGAAATATAATGCTATTTTCTCTATTAAAAAATCGAATATTGAATCACGATATGGGCCTTTTTATTATTTTACGGATTTGTATAATTCTATGCGATATGCATGTTATGATGTCGAAACAAATGAAAAGAATATAAAGGGTGGCTTGGTTAGATTTGTTATCTATCCGGGCAAAATGAAAATGTTTTTGCAAAAAAACAAACCAGATAAGTCAGAAATGGCGAAATACATTTGTAGTAAACATCCTATTGAAAAAAATACTATACAATTTAGAGATAACGACTGTAAATGGACAGAACAATATAACTCTGCATATAATGGCGCATATGAAATACCTATTAAAAAATCAAATACTACAGGAGAAGATGATGCTGGCGCCTATGATGCTGCTGGTGTTGGTTTCTTTGCTGATGATTTAGAAATTGAACCTGAACCTGAACCTGAACCTGAACCTGAACCTGAACCTGAACCTGAACCTGATTTTGATATTGAGTTTTTAAATGGAGGAGATAAAAGAAACAGTACATATTATTTAGCAATGCGTATATGCATAAGTGAATATAATTTTCAAACACCTTTATCGTATTATTATATAGATACGAAAGATATACCTAATAAATATGAATATGATTTTAAAAAATATAAAATAATATAATATATACAAGTTATTAATGAGAATGGGAAGTTTAAAAACGTGGGTTATTTTGATTTTAGTTATTTGTTTATTAAACCCGGCAATATTTGCAATACTCGATTTTTTGGAAGTCGATAGAAGTACATATGATTCATACATAATTTGGGGGAATGCCCTGATAATATTTTGGTTTGTTCTGAATGATACGAGGTCATCTGATCTGCTACATATATGAGACTCTTGTGAGACTTAAAAACATGAGATGCATGAGTGTTCGTGAGAAATGCGTTAATTCGGCCAAAATATAATATATATAAAATGTGCGTTTAGTTAAAAAATATCGATTTTATAACAAAATATTATATTTACGTATTATATAATATTTTTATGTCAGATATTATTGATTATAATAGTGATTTAGAATATTTATTAAAAATTCATGCTGAGGAATGCGAGTCATTTTCTATATTACATCGTTACTCTTTCGAAAAATATAGCGAACGCTCCAACTATATAAATATACCAGTTATTATACTGTCAAGTGCAATCGGGTTCGCAACAGGTATCGATATAGGGTACGATAAAATGAACATTATATTAGGTGTTAGTAGTATTTTTGTAGGTATAATCAAATCAATTGATACGTATTTTCAGTTAGGTAAGCGTTCAGAATCTCATAGAATATGTTCATTACAGTTTCAGCAAATAAATAAAAAAATAATGATAGAATTGTCGTTGAAACGAGACCAGAGAATATCAGCCAAAGATATGTTGCAAATTATTAAAACCGATATAAAAAATTTACAGGATATTGCACCATTAATTGATGAAGAAATAATAGAAATGTTTAAGAAAAACTATGGTGTTCTAGACATATCGTCTAATAAAATTAAATTTTCAGCTCATACACCGAATTTATGTAACGGGTTGAGTCAAGTAACTATAAACGGTGATAAATCTACTGACGATGATGAAGGAAAGGGGAGACGAGGTCGGAGAAGTAATAGTCGTGGTTCACGTGGGTCACGGGGTTCTCGAGGGTCACGCGGTTCTTCTCATGATTCAGATGATGATAATAGCGATGGTGATAATCATAATGGGGGCGGACATTCGAGGGGTAGTAAAAGAAATGATAAAAAACGCCCATCAGATGGTAATGCATCTTCTGGAAGTGCATCATCGGGGTTTATTAGTTCTGTATCAAATTTATTCAATAAAGGGGTTAATTTGATTAAAGGTAATACGCCATCGCCTCCTCCTTCCGACTCTGATGCAAATAATAAACATAAAAGGTCGAAAACTAGTAGTCGAAATAGTAGTCGCAACAACCATCATATAAATAAAAACTCCATTATCGAGTTGACTGATGTTGTTGTACAGGGTAATAACAGTAATGAGTTACAAGATATTATAAATAATAAAATGCCTATTAATAACATAGCTGCTAGTATTAAAAGTACACCATCAGTAGTAAGTAACAGCAACAACGGCAACAACATCAATAACGCCGCCAATGGTCTATTACTAACCGAGTCACATGTACAACAACTACAACTATTACATCAGTTGCAACAACAACAACAACAACAACAACAACATCAGCAATCAAGGCAACCATCTCGCAGTGCATCTATCAACTCTCATCATTCACACCATTCTCATCAGTCCTTTAACCCGGTTAACTTTACAAATGCAATAACCACACCATCTCTTGTAGCTAGTGCTGAATTTATCTTTAATAATAACAACCCCATTCAACCTCCAACTCCAACTCCTACTCATGGTCATGGTACTAATAGTCAGCATCTATCTAAGCCTCCTAGTTTGGCCGGTTCTACACATAATTCTGTTATGGGTGCTTATACGCCGCGTAATATAAACGAGCTTGATAATAATAACAGTAATAACAGTAATAATAATGCATCCAATCAAGTTATAGAAATACACGAAATAGAATCTTCAATCCCTGCAGCCTCTTTTGAAAATTTACCACCAAACCTTAACCTTAATCTCAACAGCAACACAAATATAAACCCCGAGGATGATGACAGCGGAGCGCTCATGTAATACGTCCCATCCAACCAATACAACCCATATTGGTTTAATATAATATATATAAAATTGAAATAAAGATAAACTACTTACATAATAATAAGAACCATATACAAAAAGGAATGGAAAGACGTTTAAACAAAAAAATAGAAGACTACTTGATTTCATTCAAAAATGATATCGCTAAAAAATTACAACAAATGGTAAATGGACTTGAAATACATGATGCATCGACAAGAGATGAGATGATGAAATCCATTGATAATACAAAGTTACAATGTAACTCTATGGCTGGGTTTGTATACAACTATGAAAAGTTGCGACTTGGGAAAGACGACTTTATGAAACGAAAACGTGTCAAGAGTGTTGTACCTATGTATGAAAGATGCTCTGCAAAACGGGCAAATGGTGAGCAGTGTACTCGACGCAAGAAGGATGATGAGGCTTACTGCGGAACACACATCAAGGGAACGCCTCATAGTATTATCGATGAAGTCGCGTGTGAAACTCCTACGACGAAGAACGTGAAAGTCGATATCTGGGCACAAGATATTAAAGGTATTATATACTATATTGACAAAGCAGGCAACGTATATGACACAGAAGATATTATGAAAATTGATAAATATCCGAAACGCATTATTGCAAAATATCACCAAGATGAAGCAGGAAAATATAGCATCCCTTCAATGTTTGGCCCTTCATCCGTGTCGACGGCGTAGACTGTAATAGATTGAAATATAATAAATTTTATATAATAATTTTTATATATACTTAAACATAAAACAAGGTATATATAAAATACTTAATTTTTTCATATAAGTCAAATGTCCCATTCTTATAACCCACATAATGCCGATATTCATGTAAAGATTGATGGTATATGGCGCCCAGCCGATGAACAACAAAAAGCAGCATATATTGCTTATAAGTCTAGACATCACAACTACAGAGAGACACCATATACACATGGAAATGATATAACTATATTTCGCGCGGATATTAATAATCCGGAAAAAAATGATGACCCGTATATGCCTACCTATTTTAAATTAGAAGGTTCAAGGCGTAGTACTGTTGCAAAATATCCTATTATCGATATGAATGATATATATACCTTTTTAACAGAGGGAGTATCTGGTAACGGTAGTCGAAATGGGGCAGGATGGGTCAAATCGCGTAACTATCAGACATGGGCTTATGTCGACTTTGTATATGATACTAATGCAACACGCAAATGTTATATGTCCAGATATTCTACATACCTTGCTTTTCCTGCAGGATTCGATAGTAAAAATGTTGTTACGATTGATATAGAAGGGTTGCCTCCGAATATTATATTTTCAATGTCACGCAATGATAATAATAGTGTGTATTATGAAAAGAATGAAGGCGGCCCTATACGTGTGAGAATATGTGACAGTGAATATGCGCGTTTAGGATACCAAGGGTTTTATACAAGAATAACTATGGATGTTGGTATTATTATTACTCATCCCGATGGTTCAGAAAACGTTGAACCAAATATCATGTAAACACGTGTTCTCTAAACCATAAATTTGCAACATACTTAACTCCGCTCTTAACGGGTAAACCTGCATGAATTGCTTTAGGATGACACTTATTGCTGTTTGTAGCAAGTGGATTAAAAACTACAGCACTATATTTGGGTGGTTTAAATTTTTTATTTAATACAGGAAAGTTGGTAGCACCTTCTGTAAATTCATCGTTTAGATATATAAGAACCGTTTTTATACGTTGTCCTCCTCTTTTGATAAATTCGGTACATAAATGGTGTCCATCACAACATGAGTCATGGTGTTCGTTATAATATCCACTTGGTTCATACTTAACTACCTGCAATGCTTCTGCATTTTCAATGGGTAATTTAACAATACCTGAGATTTTTACCATAATATTCATAATAATAGGGTCGTCTTTATATAACCATGTTGATTTACTTTTACGAATTGTGGTATCAAGGGTATCTCCAAGAATACGGCTATCATTTAAATACATAGACGACTTATTTATAATATGTGTTGCTTCTTGTTCAGTGATAATGTTATCTACTATATAAGGGTCCTCATATGCATCAGTCATTAGGGCATAATTACCATTTTTAAAAAAATTTTTAAATATTATAACTATAGCTATCACTGCAAATATAATAATATATACTTTATATTCGGTTTTTAACATATATATTTATAATATAATAATAAAAAAATATGTACTTTAATCCCAAATAAATTAAAGTTTTTAAAAAAAATATATATACTATAAATATATAATGAAAAATACTACACGAAAGAATAAATATTATGTATTTACTTCTAAAAATAAGAAATATACTCCTGTAGATTATTCATATTTGCTCGGTAAAGTTAAAGGTATAAATGATGACCTAATGAAAATACACTTCAAGTTGTATGAAGGTCTAGTTGGGGCAACAAATGCCTCACTAGAAAAAATAGAAAATACATACAAAGGTGGTGTAAAAGATATAATATCTTATAACGGTATTCAAAAAGAGTTCTCGTTTTTCTTTAACGGTATGCGTCTACACGAGCTGTATTTTGGAGTTATGTGTGGAGAAAATATGGATAAAATGGATGAGGGTTTAGTTAAGGCGATAAATAATTCATTCGGTTCTTTTGCTTTATGGAAGAAAAATTTCATGGAAACAGCGAATATACCTGGTGTAGGTTTTGTCGCATTGTGTCGAGATAAAAAAAATGGAAACTTAATGAATCTATGGATTAATGAATTTAATATAGGAGAACTAATATGTGTCGACTTATTACTTGTTATGGATATGTGGGAACACGCATATTTATGTGAGTTTGGGTTAGACATTAACAAATATCATGAGATATTTTTAAAGAATGTAAACTGGAGTGTTGTATCAAAGTATTTTAATAGATCACTAGGTTTATAATTCATATTCAGTATTATATTCAGTATTATATTCATGATTATATTCCATGATTATATTCCATGATTCTGTTATATAATAATTTCTACAATTATTATATAATGAAAATTACAAAGTTGGTAATAGTACATTTATTTCATATACTATTTGTCGGAGGTCTATTTTTATATTTAGGAATTACTAGAAATGCGTGCCCCACATGGTTATACACAGCACTTATATTTTTAGGTATAGGAATTATTATTGCACACGGTTTAAAACTACTTTCAAATCCACGTTCGATTATTTCATGGTTTCACATATTACTAGTAGCACCTCTAGTTATATATATTGGTTATAATAATAAGCAAACTGACTTACTTTTTTACAAGTTAATATTCTTAGAAGGTATTTTGGCTATTGGTTACCATTCGTATGCGTTATATAATAATATGTAATATACAGATACAAATCATTTCTTTTTTGAAAGTATTCCCCAGCATCTTGTAAAACACGACTTTGCAACTTCTTCAGCGATTTTTTCGACTTTATTTATGTCAAATTTCCCCTTAGATGCGTCAATTAAAAAGTCAATAGAGTCTGAAACAATATTTCCGGTTATCAAATTAAGAGCTTCTAGTTTATGTTCCGTCAACATACCCCTATTGTTCATTACTATTTCTTTAAGCAAATTAATTACAAATGCCTTCTTATTACTACCTGACTCATTTGTTTGTTCTACAATTATCATAGCGATTCGTAGAAGACGCATTACTGTTTCAGGGGTAACTTCTAAATTATTTTCCTTGACTTGTTTCAAAAACTCTTCTTGACAGTAAGCGAAGTCTTTTACCACTACTGTAATCATCTCTCTAGTTCCACTGGTTTCAGATTGGATATGCGTAGTATTAGATTTGTTTGACTGGGTGGTGGGTGCAGAAGGTGTGGTGGGCGCGGTGGGCGAGGTGGGTACTGTAGATGAAGTCGAGCTATTTGTATCCACAATCGGATGTACATGCGACTCATCCAAAACAGGGAGTATCAATTTATCTGTAACTTGAGTAGATGATTCGTTGTCAGTTTCCTTCGAAACAAATACAGGCGAAGATACGGGTGATTTTTCTACATAAACAGGTGAGTCACACTGTTCATTCGTATTTACTATCTCAGTATTTTCCATTGTATAACTATGTACTATAATATATACTTATAAAAAATATTTTATATTGATTTAACTATTAATATATAATATAGAGATAGTTAGAGATAGTTAGAGACTCTTGGGGTATATATAATTATATAAACTAAACAATAAAAAATATATTTTTTTACTGTTTTACTGTTTAACTGTTTTACTATTTTATACTAGATATTCACAATATTATTTTCATATGTATTCAGTTAATATGGTGCAGTAGATGTCCTACTGTGTGCCGAACTTTGCGGTGTTGGTGCCGAAAGCATCCTTCCAATACGAGCACAACCTGGAGAAGCGTGACTTGAAAATGTGTCATCGCCCATACCTCCTCCACAGGAATAATAGTCTCCTTCGTCCTCGTCACCGCTACACATTCCGCTTGGATGACGCATTCCGATAATCGCTTCGCGAGATAAATGGCGTAACCTTGACCCAACTCCGCGCGATGACGGGGTGAAATCGCATACGATTTTGTCGTTTTCCTTGTTCTCCTCGTCCTCTTCAGCTTCCCCAGATTTTGCATCGCCACCCGCATCAGTGGTAACGGGGCGCGTCGGTGTTTTTGGAGACCCGTGGGCGTAGGCACTTGCAACATCATCCGGACTGTAACACAGTTGTGTATCGTTATCGACACACCCTCCGCCAGAATGCGCACGTCTGGGAGCAGCCGGAGGAGCATAGTAGTCGCATGCATAATCATCATCATATCGGTTTCCATATCTGGGTGTTGCGCTCGGCATAGAACTCAAGATTTCGGTCTGGAGAGGCGTGATGTCATTCACGGTAACAGACCTCTGCTCAATCTGCGATGCCTGGCGCGCAGCAACATATCTTTCGCCAATTGATGCAGCCATTAGACCACTAATACATACAAACAAATCGTCTGCAAGCTGAATCATGAATGGGTCTTCGCTCAGATTTTTTTCCGTTACATAGGCAAGAAACTTCTCCTGGAATGCCGTAACAACTCCTATAAGTCGGTCTTTCTCCTCGATCGAAACGTTGTAAGGTATGCGTCGCATGTTTTGAAGGAATACGAGAGCTTCATTCACAGTCGTAATCGTGTCAAGACGCCACAACTCTTTTTCCACATTTTCGTCATTTGTCGGTACTTGCACCACCGCGTCTTGTGAGTAAGTAAACAGTGCCTCTGTTCTTCGGGATGTATTTGATGGACAATCGGTCGAGAAGTATGTCATGTCACACACAACGGCCGTGACATCCCATGGAACGCGAACATAGAACGTACGCGATGAATCGTAGATAAGGTCGTCAATCCGTATTTCATTCTTCCAGCTCATCGATGTGAAATCGTATAACTCCACATTTGTTGAAAGTTTGACATTGGAGTATGCCGTATTGACCGCAGACCAGAGGATTTCGCCGAAAATACAACCCGTTTTCTCGACATCGTCAATGAACCATTGCTTCGATTTTGGGAACTGTGCGCACAAATTTTGAAGCATCGTCGAGTCATGGTCTGGACCATAACCAATCATGATTTGTGTCGCCGGCTTTTGCGGAACTGTAAGAGTAGGTGTTAGTAATGTTGCGAGCTGTTGTGCGCGGTTTTCTCCTTCATTGTTCGCTCCATCCGTCAGGAAAATATGCATCCTGTGAACTAACTCCTCGTGAATAGTCTCGTCGGGCTTGATATACTCACTCTCTGCCGACATGAGACGAGCAATCTCTTGAAAACATTTCTGGAAATTTGTTCCTCCGCGGGGACTGATACCTTTGACAGTCTCAATGAGCTGGTCTTTGTTTTCTCTTGTCACGCGAGATGGGGAAAGCATGCATGTTGCGAATGAATCAAAGCTCACGATTGAGATGTAGAATTCGGCGTGCGGATTTTCTTCCTCTTGGGATGCAATGTATTCAATCATATTTGTAAGAGTCATGTGTACAAAGTCCATCTTCGTTTGTTCCGCCTGTCCACGCCTGGTTGCTGTTTCTTGCATTGACCCGGATGCATCAACCGAAACATACATGACGAGTCGCATCCTTTTTCTTGAACCGACTTCACCTGAAAGAGCGGGAGCCGGGATAACAATCTGGAAAATACCACGGTTAAATTCGCCTCCAACTCTAGGTTCAGATTCGCCAGAGGAGGAAGGATGTACACGCATATTTGATACGAGATTGAATGAAGCTTGCATTGTTTGATGTCGGGTTGGTAACTGTAATTCGCTTGATACGCTTTTTGTCTATATTCAAATAACGTGTATTTTTTTGCTTCAATTTTCTATTTCAATCATTTATAAATGTTTACTATACACTAACTAACCAACTAGCTAACTATCAAAGTTTTTAACTTGTATGTTTTTTAACTTATGTAGTAAAAATAGAGACAAATTTTGCGGTATTACCTTTATTCCTAAAAATTGTGAATTATCTCTATTCATTAATCCTACTAATTCGGTTATATTATATACTTCTATAGGCGGATTTCGGTTTTGTTGTGCTATTGTTACCTGAAAATTGGTAACAGAAATAATTATAGCAACATGACCGTATTTGAAATCGTCATCGTCTTGTATCTTTTTCCAGAATAGAAGGTTACCGGGTTTTAAATATGATAGTATTATTTTATTAGGGTTTTCATAACCGGAACCATAGGGATATTGATACGTTTTTAATGAAACAGTTGTCGACTTGTCTGTAATATTGTATAGTGTATTTATCGAAAAAAACATATCTTCGGCATCAACTATTGATGGGAATGTATAGTTACATTGTGTTGAAAAAATGCGACGTATTAATTCTATGCATTCGAATGGAATACCGTATGGAGATTTATACTTATCAACGTCAGTGTTTTGTGTTTTGGTTAATAATAATATTGGACTGTTTACGTACGAAGATATTAAATACGGGTTTGTATTTACTATATTTGACATGGCGGTGTTGCTGTTGCTGTTGTTGTTACGATTATTGTAGAAACTGTTATAATTTACATATGTAGTGTTATTATTTGGAGTAAATGAATATGAAAGATTTAAATTATTTGACATGTATTACTATATAATAATATATGTGTACAAAATATATAACTAATTTTTACCATATTTTTAGTTATATATTTTACAGTTTATTAAATAGTAGTTATGCTGGATTTATCCCATCCATTTACCTTTTTTTGGGTCATATGGATTAAATGTTGGAGAAGTAGCCAGATTTACTACTTTTTTATGTAATGCGGAAATGTCAGGTTTTTTCTTTTTATCATCTGCTGAACCGCGTAGACCAATAACATATGTTGCTTTTGGTGAAAACGGTACAGGTTTAAATGCTACGCCTTGTTTTGCATCTTGTTTTGCTTGTTTTTCTAATGCCTCAGCCATTTTTCCAAATGAGGCACCTGTGCCGACTTTTCTACTTTGAGAAGAACCACTCGGTTTTGCGCTAGCCCTTTTTCGACTTCTAGATGATGAGCGTTTTTTAGAAGGTGAACCGAAATTGTCGTCTATATTTACAACTTCAAGATCGGAATCATGTTCAGGTTCAGAATTTGAACTCTTTTTTTTCAAACCCAAAGGTGACCATTTTTTAGAAGGTAAACCCAGTTTATGTAAAACTTCGGGTTTAATATTTTCGACATGGACTAAATTAGCCATAACTTCGTTTAACATTTTACGGTTTTTCATATAGCGTCTTGCTTCTGTTATTCTACCTTCTCGTAAAAGTCTTTCATATCTTTCTAGCCTTCTTGTTTTGTTTCCTTTTTTTTCTGGCTGTTTTGCTAAATCCAAACCTTCTAATAAATCTGTTTTTTTTCTTAATGTTTGTCTACCCATTGCCGCTGCTCCAAATGCTTTTAAATGTTTTTCCCTGAAATCGGCTATATCATCGGGAATTTCTGATAATAGCATTACTTGTGCTTTCCTCCCTGCAGCTGCTGCTGCTTTTGGAGATTTTACAACAATCATTGGTGCTGGTGCTGCTTTTGGAGATTTTATAACAACCATTGGTGCTGCTGCTGGTCCTGCTGCTGCTGGTCCTGCTGCTTTTGGAGATTCCTCCCAATCCAAATTATCAACTACTACTTTACTAATATTTCCTCGTCCAATATTTCTGCTCCATGAATCAGAACTTTCACCTTTTGGTGAAATAACCGGTGCTTTAAATACAGATCCTTTTTCTTTTGCTGCTGCTACCCTTGCTGATAATTTTTCTACCAATGCTTTTACGTCTCTAAAGTTCGATCTTGCCGCCAATGCTTCTTTTCTTTTTTCTGCAGCCGATGGTAATTTATTTGTTCTTGCCGATCTTGCCGCCAATGCTTCTCTTACTGCTATTGCTTTTCTTACCGCTAACATTTGTGTTGCATCTTCTAACGCTTTTCTTAATGCTGGTAGTGATGTTGCTGATGCCGAAGACGGTACGATAGTCATAGGTGCTGATGCTCCTTTTGCTGATACTGCTTTTGGAGATGCTCCTTTTGCTGATACTGCCTTTGGAGATGCTCCTTTTGCTGATACTGCTTTTGGAGATGCTCCTTTTGCTGATACTGCCTTTGGAGATGGAGATGGTGATGCTGCCGCTGCTTTTGGAGATGCTGCTGCCGCTGCTTTTGGAGATGCTGATGCTGCAGAATCTGCTGAACCCACAGATGACCAATGTGCGACCCATGATTTTGGAGATGTTCCTTTTGGAGCTCCTTTTGAAGACGCCGACGATGTTACAGAATCATCTGAACCCACAGATGGCCAATGGTCGATTTGTACAGTTGGAAATGTTACTTTTGGTGATGCTGATGCTGCAGAATCTGCTGAACCCACAGATGACCAATGTGCGACCCATGATTTTGGAGATGTTACTTTTGGTGATGCTGATGCTGCAGAATCATCTGAACCCACAGATGGCCAATGGTCGACCCATGATTTTGGAAATGCTGCTGCCGCTGCTTTTGGAGATGCTCCTTTTGCTGATGCTTTTGGAGAATCAAAATTCATCATCGGTGATGATTGTGCTGGTGCTACTACCGCTACTGGTGCTGCTGTTGCTACCGCTCCCTTAGATTTAAATCCTGGTGGTCCTGGAAAAAATACAGGAAGCGGAGCAGGTCCTCCTTTTGCGTCAGTAGACTTAATTTTAACCATAATTTTAGGTTTCGGTTTCGGTTTATTACTACTACTACTACTAGATGACCATGAACTGTTTAATGATTTTGGAGATGTTCTTTTTGATGATGATGATGATGATATAGTTCTCGATGATGTACCACTTTTAGAAGATTTTTTTGAACCGGATGCTGTTGCTGCTTTTGATGCCGTTGCCGCCGTTGATGTGTTTGACACTGTTGATGCTGTTCCCGATGATAAACTACTGTCCGAAGATTTTCTTGAACTAGATGATGCAGATGACCCTTTCGCCATTAAACCTCGTTTTACACCACTATGAGATGAAGACTTTCCAACTTTTCTTGTTACTTGTTTTTTTTTTGAAAATAAATTACCGACCCATGCTCCGATACCTTTTTTGGGAGATGCTGGTGCTACGGCTTTTATACCACTCGAAGAAGAATGTCGCGATGATGCTGCCGAATTACTACGTCTTAATAATCCCGGTCCTCTTATACCAGCAGCTTTAGCTGGGTTCCTCGTAAATGCACCTTTAACTTTTGCTTTAAATCCGCTGAATCTTCCTGTGCGAACGGGTGCATGTGATACTACTCCGTGTGCATGCGCCAAAGCTGCTATTCCTGTTCTTGCAGATGGTCGTGGTCGTGGGGATGGTGGTGAACCAGAGTGAGAAGAAGCAGATGACGCACTCGATGATGATGCCGATGACGAACGCGATGATAATTTATGTCTTGATGCAGATGACGCACTCGATGATGATGAACTAATACGACGTCGTGCTAATCCTGGTCCTCTTATACCAACACCTCTACTACCCATTCCTGGACGAGCTGGCGGTGCTGCTGCCGCCGCCGCTGGTGCTGCTACTATTGCAGGGACAACTTTGGAACCTCTAAATTTTGCTCTAATTCTGCTAAACATTCCCGGACGAGAAGAATGAGAAGAACGGGACGATGATTCAGCGGCTTTTCTTAATGCTTCTAAACGTTTTGCTTCTGCTCTTTTTTCTTTCCATGTATTAAATTGTACTTTACCTTCTCTATATTTTTCTCCAATTTTTCTCTTGGTTGTTCTATAAACCTCTGGTCCTTTTCTTCCAACATATGTTGCGGCTTGCCCAGTTTTACGAGTTAAAGCTGATACTCCTTTAAACCCAAGGGCTAATCCTTTTAGTGCTATTTTTTTAGTTCCTTCTTTTACAAATTTTGCGCCTTTTGCAACAGCATAGTATGCAGGTGCTCCTGTTCTAAGTTTTTCTTCCTTCTCCGATTTTGTTAAGGAACCTTCTCTGCTTTCGTGTCCTAATTTTCTAGCAACTTCTCGAGCATCTACCCCACGAGTGCTTACTTTAGGACTTCCAGATTTTGATGGTGGTGATGATGGCGATGATGATGATGATGATGACGACGTTTTCGTAAATGTTGATGTAGACGTTCTAGGTGATGAAGACGCTGACCTACTTTTTATTAGTCTTTCTCCACTATCACTACTTAATGTAGCAAAACCTCTTCTCCTAATTTTTCTTGTTTTACTATCTTTATGATGTCTAAATGAAGGAGATGAATGTGAAGAAGCAGAAGATGCACGTGGTGCTACGTAACCGAGAGGAGGAGGGGCAGCTCGAACTGCAGCTGTTGCTGGTGGAGGGACTAAAAGGGGAGGTACAGGAGGGGATGATTTTTTTTTGAAAGTTTTTTTTATTTTATCTTTTAAAAAACTCGCCATTTTCCTAAATGCTCCGGGCGGCGATGGAGGAGGGCGTACTATATTGTAAATTACTTTTTGTTTTTTTTTTGGTGCCGCTGTAGGTGCTCCTAATGCAGGCGCTGGTGCTCCTGATGCTCCTGGTGCTGCTGCCGCTGCCGCTGTTTCTGCTGCTTGTAATTTTTGTTTAACTTCTTTTATACCTTGTGATTTAACTAATCTAACATATTCTTTTAAATCATTAAAAGAAAGTGTTAAATGTGTTAAGCGTGTATTGTATGGTGGTTTGCGCAAAGCGTTAAAAAGAAGATAAGGGTCAAGAAATTGAGAACCTTTATGAGCGAGAAATGAATCAAGGAATGTAATATTGCGTGGATTTAAAGCGCCACCATGTAGAGGCATATGTGTAATATATAATGTATGTAGAAAATAAAATGAGCGTAGCCCTAATGGCGAAAATTAGCCTGCCTCCTATTGTACCCCTTAATCCCCAATAGCCTCCGAGTAGCCCCCTATTAACCCCCTATAGCCTCCGAGTAGCCTCATAATAGCCTCCTATTAACCCCCGATTAGACCCCTATTAACCCCCTATAGCCTCCTATTAACCCCTATTAACCCCATATAGCCTCCTATAATACCCGATTAGACCCCTATAGCCTCCGAGTAGCCTCAGAATAGCCTCCTATAGCCTCCTAGACCCTATTAACCCCTATTAACCCCCTATAGCCTCCTATAGCCTCCTATTAACCCTCGATTAGACCCCTATAGCCTCCCTATAGCCCCTATTAACCCCTATTAACCCCCTATAGCCTCCTATAGCCTCCAATAAAATCGAGGGGTGTAAAATGGCCTCCTATAGCCATATAGGGTAAAAAAGGGTAAAAAAGGGTAAAAAGGGTCTAAATGTCCTATAAAGCCTATAAAGGGTGTTTTTGCCCTCTATGAGGTAAAATGGCCGAAAAGGAGCAAAATGGCGGGTAAGTGGCGGAAAAAATTGAAATGACGAGGGTGCGATTTAAGTGAAATAGTGGAAAGGGGGTAAAAAGCCCCTAAAACAGGGGGTGCGGGGGCGTAACCGGGGGCCGGCGGGGGCCGGTGGGGGCAAAATAGCCTAAAACAGGGGTAAAAACAGGGTACCCGTAGAATGGACCCCCTGATTGAGGCTCCAAGACATGCCGCCACCTAGGGCCCATAATGAAGCCCCCCTGATAGAGCCCCCCCCCATGGGTCACATGTCAACACCGGTCACATGTCAATGCGCCCCCTTATGGTCACAGGGCACACCCATGGGGTCACATGTCAACACCCCCTGTTTACAGTGAAAATAGCGCGGATTTCAATTTTCCTCTATATGGCGAGAAAATTGAAATGGATTTAGCGGTAGATTTGGGATGCAGAGCAGAAGAAAGACCCGCGACAAACAACTATGACAACAATGGATGCACACACCTACTGGACAGCAACCGCCAACACTGTTGCTACGTACCCAGAACCAACAACCACGTCAACACAGCCAGAAGACGTCGAAGACGAAGAAAGCAATCACAAGTTCGGCCTATGTGCCGACTGCAGATGCGGCCTGGACGACAGAAGCGATTTTATCTCGCACACGTATACTGGCGGGGAAACAGCCCTGATCTGTCTGCAGTGCTGGCGCTTCCCCTGCCCTTGGAATCCTATACACTACCGCACTGTCGGCCC